TGAGGCAGTAAAATGGTGTGCTGATAATTTAAAAAGCGATAGACCAGTTTATAAGGAAGGTTATCGTGCAGTAGAAGAAGCAATGGGACATCCTAGTCCTGAATTTTGGGTGGAGAGAAAATAATGAAACAGTGGTTATATTATGGATGGTGTAGTTTTAAGGCTTGGGTACTTTTCAATTATTGGAAATTCTCACATACTGAAGAAGAACATAAAAATTTAGTTGAACTTTATTATAAAAAGCGTTGGGAACAACGTGCCATGAAAGCGTATGTTGATTATCTCGATGAGCATGGAGAAGAGATTAGGAAGTACAAGCCTGAGGACTGGTATGTTGGTACCATTAATCCAGAAAAGATGATGAATGCAAACTTAGAGAAAAAAAATGACTGACAATTATAAGAATAAGTACGATGATCTTATGAAGCGTTGTGCTGAGTTTATGCAGGAGTTTGCTCCCCCATCGCCTTACGAGCTTGGGTTCAAGGCTGGATGGGAAGCGGCAAAGCAAGAGTTTAATAAAGACAAGACGTATGTTCCTGATACGACTAAACAACACCAACCTGCACAGACAATGGATATTCAGTGGCCAAGAGATCATCCTAATACAACTAATCCATGGCCATTCAATAACATTTGTACAACATGTAGAATAGATCTAAATAAGGCGACACATTATGTATGTAACCATCCAAAATGTACTTCGCAAATTAGATGGAGTTCAGCAGCATTAATAACGAAAGGTTCGACAACATGAGCGTAAAATACGATATCACATGCGAAGAGTGTGAAGCAAGCTTTGACGTTATGTCTGATAATGATAATAGAGCTGATTACTGTCCATTCTGTGGCGAATTTCTCCCGCTCGAGCCAGATGGCTGGGATGAAGAAGAAGCTTTTGACGAGTAATAAATATGAGGGAATAAGGAGATTCCCTCATGTGGACTTACAATGGAATAGTGTTTGAAGATCGAGAAAATTGGGTTTCGTTCGTTTATCTAATTACTAATCTTGTTAACGATAGAAAGTATATCGGCAAAAAAGGATTTACCTTTTCGAAAACGAAACAGGTGAAGGGTAAAAAGAAACGTTTTAAAGTTGAGTCTGATTGGAAAGATTACTATGGATCTTCAGAAGAGCTCAAGGCAGATGTTGAGAAGTTCGGTGAGAAAGCGTTTCGCAGAGAAATCATAAGGCTATGCAAGTCAAAGGGAGAAGCTTCGTACTTCGAAGCTAAAGAACAGTTCTTGAAGAACGTTTTAGAATCAGCCGAATATTATAATTCGTGGATTTCCTGCCGAATTAGAAAATCGCACTTGACATTTCTCAATAAATAGGCTATTATATAAACATTGCCCCAGTAGGCCAACAGGTTAGAGTCAACGGACTTAAAATCCGTACAGTGTCGGTTCGAATCCGACCTGGGGCACCAAAATTTTATAGGTGATAATGATGGAATTGAAAATTGGAATTATCGGTCTTGGATTCGTCGGTTCGGCTGTTAAGGCGGCGTATGAATCTTGTGTAGCGAATGTAGAATTCTTCCTAAGAGATAGCGATACATCTAAGGGATTTTGTGATTCGTATGAAGACTTGCGTAAGTGTGATGCAGTATTCATTTGCGTACCAAGCCCTCAGAAAGAAGATGGTTCTTGCGACACCTCTATCTTGGAAGAAATTTTGCCTGCATTTAAGAATTATGTTGGTGTGATTATCAGCAAGACCACAGCTCCTCCTGATGTGTATGAACGTTTGAGTAAGGAATATCCCAACCTCATTCATGCGCCAGAGTTTCTTACTGCTGCTAATGCAACTGCAGACTACTTGAATAGTCGGTTTGTCGTCATTGGTGCTTCATTTAACATCTTCGCTCGCGAAGCCGCTCGTATCATTACTCTTCCTCTGGTTGGTTTGACTAGCCATCTTTTTTGTACTCCTGCTGAAGCTTCTTTGGTTAAATATGCGATAAATACATATTTGGCGACCAAAGTTATTTTTATGAATGAGATAAAAAAGGTAGCGGAAGCTTCTAACATAGACTATTATGTTATAACTAAGATGATTGTTAACGACGACAGAATTGGTTGGAGTCATATGCAGGTACCTGGACCTGATGGTTTGTTTGGATTTGGTGGTGCATGTTTCCCGAAGGATACCTCTGCTCTCCTCAGTTATGCCAAGAGCCTTGGTGTTGAAATGAGTGTGTTGCAGGCTGCTGTTGATAAAAACAACAAAGTAAGGATCGAATAATGTCTGAGATAGATCGAGATAGTCCTGCTTATAGACGTAAACGTATGAGAGAATTGTTTCGGCCAATTGAACGACAAATATTGATGACTGACGATGCAGAAGATCTTATTCTGTTATCGACGTTGATGATTACTACAGGTAAAGATATTTTGGTCCAGAGACTTGGATCAGAAAAAGCGAAGAGAATGATTTTAACAATGAACTTTGGAGAAGATTGATGCCTCATCCTCATAAGAATCGCCCACGTAAGGGTCGCCGTAAGGTTGGTTCGGCAAAGCGTAAAATGCGTCGCACCAAGGGTAAGAAGAAGTAATATAGATTGCGGGGTTGGTATATAGGTTGTGCCCTAGCCTTCCAAGCTAGAGAAACGAGTTCGAGTCTCGTATCCCGCTCCAATAAAACAGGTGAAATATGTCAAGAGAGTTTAACCTCGATGAAGTTAAAGAATTTATCAGTCGCGCTTCAGATACATCCAATATTTACATTGGAGCCGATTCTGAGCGGTATCGTGGTCGCGATAACCAGTGGTATGCTGATTACACAGTTGCTATCGTTATTCATCTTGATGGGTCACGTGGATGTAAGGTATTCGGGCAAGTCACTACTGAGCGAGATTATGATAAAAAGCATGACCGCCCAGCGTACCGCTTGATGCAGGAAGTGTACAAGGCTTCGGCTATGTACATCGACTTGTTTGAATCTATCGGCGACCGTCACTGTGAAGTTCATCTTGACATTAACCCTGATGAAATGCATGGATCTTCATGCGTCATTCAGCAAGCGACTGGCTATATCCGTGGTATGTGTGGTTTCGCACCAAAGGTAAAGCCAGAAGCTTTTGCAGCTTCCTATGCTGCTGATAGACTCAAGGAGATCCTTGCTTAATTAATGGGGGTGGGTGTTGGACACGAGAGAGACTTATAAACTCTTTAGCAGTAGATGACTGTTCTAGACCAGGATCGAAACCTGGCATCCCTACCATAATAAGTGCTGGTAGCTCAATGGTTAGAGCCGACCGCTCATAACGGTCTGGTTGGGGGTTCGAGTCCCTCCCGGCACACCATTCTTCTATAAATAGAAAATGGAAATAACTAAAGGAAAACAAATGCGAAAGATTATTCTAGCTGCTTTGTTGGCTGTACCATTTATTTTTACTGGTGTAGCTTATGCAGCACCAAAAGATAAAGAGACTACTCAACAGACAGTCAAGAAGAAGCAAACCAAACCTGCTAAGAAAGCTGTTAAAGTTGAAGACAAGCTTAATGCATTCTTGAGAGACTGTGGCATATTTGGTTGTGGATCTACAACTTACTCTTCTTTTTCTGCCCCAATTGATGATATGTCTGCAGGTGAATATTGGGCAAGAGAATATCAACGAGACGAATACAGAAAGAAAATTGCTGCTAAGACTCCACGCCCTGCTCCTAAGAAAGAAGAGAAAACTTGTGGTATTTTCGATAGCTGCAATAAAAGCCTAACGGTGTACGAGCAAGCTAAACGTTGGGAAGGCAAAACTGCTACGGGTAATCGTCAAGAATTGAAAGCCTTATTGGCAGAAGGGAATCATAACGTTCCTATCGATCCTAACAGAATTCCTTGGTGTGCAGCATTTGCGAATGCTATTCTTAACAGAGAAGGTTACAGTACCACTGGTAGTTTGACTGCTCGAAGTTTCCTCACCCTGGTTCATAAAACTAAAGACCCAGAAGTAGGCGATATTGTAATTACAAAACGTGGTCGTTCTTCAGCTACTGGTCATGTTGGTTTCTTTGAAGGTTTTGAAGAAGTAGATGGTGTTAAATATGTTAAGGTATTCGGTGGTAACACAGCTAAAGCAGTTACTACTGGATGGTTCCCTGTCACAGCCGTTCTCGGATATCGTAAAATTGCATAATGGGTGATTGATGTGGAGATTATGGGCTAAGGCGCTTGGTGATAAATACGGTAGAGACGATAGAGAAGCGGATAAAATTGCTGTAATTAGAACATTAATCATACTATGCTACATCATAACAAATATCTTTATCGTGGCTGGCGTGATACGTCACTGGTAAAGATAAATATTGACAAACGAGCAAATGTAAGGTATAATTATAACATGATTGAGGTGAAAATGTACAGTGAACTCGAACTACTCGTTATGCAGGATATGATGAAACTTGATTTCGATCCTCTCAACGAAGCAGATGTTACTCTTTATTGGGAGATGGTACTAGGATGAAGGTTACTCTTTACACAAAGCAAAACTGCTCTTACTGCAGTCAAGCCAAGGTTCTTTTGGCTTCGAAAAATATTTCATACACAGAGCTCAAGCTCGATAGCGATTTTACTCGAGAAACTCTCTTAGAGATGTTCCCGAGCGCTGCCACATTCCCCGTCGTTGTTGTAGATGGTTTTAACATTGGTGGGTTCTCACAGCTCCAAACCATCATTAATGAACAGACAACTTCCACAGCTAAACTTCTTAATGAGTGAGGAATAAATTATGTATGAACGTGATGTACTACTGAAGGATCTTCAGGAACAAGTCATTAAGGTGACGTTTACTAAGGTCAACGGCGATCGTCGTGAGATGCGTTGCACATTAATGTCTAAGCATCTGCCTCCTGGAACAGATAAGGGATATCTTCTAGCTGAACACAAGAAGCCAGAAAACCTAAACACGCTCGCTGTTTGGGATATGGATAATGGCGGCTGGCGATCATTCCGTATCGATTCAGTAGAATATGTAGAAACTATGCACCAGAGCTATCAATAATGAAAAAACTTGTTATGGTTGACTGCCTTTCACAGTTTCGCATTCGCTATTGCGTTGAGGTAGAAGATGATACTGAACATGCTCTTGATGAAGTAATTTGTGAATATGGTAATACAGAATTTAACGAGTTTTCGCAAGAGCATCTTACTCCAAGCCCCGTCATCCTCTCTTACAGAGAAATAAATAAAGACGAATATCTAAGGATGTTCGACGAAGACAATGACTACCTAAAGAGCTGGACCGAAGAGCAAAAGCTCAAATTCATCAACAAAATTAACTATGACAAGCCAGAGCCTATCGGCGGCTAAAGGAGACTAACATGACGCATTGGGGTTATCATCTTATTTTGGATTGTTCTGGGTGCAGCCACTCGGATATCACCGATCCAAATGTTATTACCGACTTCGCCAAGAGATTGGTAGAAGGAATTGACATGGTTGCCTATGGCGAACCACAGGTTGTTAAGTTTGGTTCGGGCGATAAGGCTGGGTATACGCTCGTTCAGCTTATTGAAACCTCAAATATTTGTGCTCATTTTGTTGATGAGAACGACACTATGTATCTTGATATTTTCTCTTGCAAGCCTTTCGATCCTTCGAAGGTGATCGAAATTGCTACTGGCGCATTTAAGTTTCAAAAGTATAATACTGCATTTATCGAGCGTCAAGCTCCTCCTATGGAATTCACAGAAGAAACGATTACAGAAGTAACGACTACTGAATAATTTGGAGATTTGTTATGGTAAATTATATTGGTATGGCTAGTTATGTCGGTCGACGTGTTCCTAATGTAACTTTTCGAACACGTGTTCGTGATGAATCTGTTGGTGGGCCAAATCCTTATCGTTGGCAGGACATGAGCACTGCTGATTATTTTGCTGGGAAGCGAGTTATCCTTTTCTCGGTTCCTGGCGCTTTCACTCCTACCTGTTCGATTTTTCAGCTTCCTGGGTTCGAACAGATGTACAATGAATTTCAAGAGCTTCACGATATTGATGAAATTTATTGTATGTCGGTGAACGATTCTTTTGTTATGACTGCTTGGTCGAACAGTCAAAGCATCTTCAATGTTAAAGTTATCCCTGACGGTAATGCATCATTTACTCAGGGTCTTGGGATGCTTGTTAACAAGTACAACCTTGGCTTCGGTAAGCGTTCTTGGCGTTATGCCGCTATCATCGATGATGGTTTGATCGAAGCTTGGTTTGAAGAGCCAGGTTATCGCGATGAAGCTAACGATGATCCTTATGGTATTTCTAGTCCAGAAAGCATTATGGCTTACCTTAATTCTCAGGCTACGGAAGCAGAACGTAGCTGATGCGTATCCTTGTAACAGGTGGACTAGGTTTCATTGGTAGTTTTCTTGTGGAAAGATTGATGCAGGATCATTCAGTTGATGTTGTTGATGATCTTTCCACGGGCGACGTTAGATGGATGGTAAAGGGTGATGTAAATTACTACCTCACCGATGTTGTTAGTTTTTGTAAAGAATCAGTCAAAATATATGACGTAATTTATCATCTAGCTAACAACGCTAGAATTTCTATGTCGTTCGACTACCCACAAGAAACATTGCTCAACAACTACCAGAGTACGATTGCTATTCTCGAGTACATGCGCGAGACCAATCCCTCTGGTAAGCTATATTATGCATCATCATCGACGACTGAATTTACCGACAAGTTTAATAATCCATACACTTTTTCCAAGAAGGTATGTGATGACATTTTATATTTGTATAACATGCACTTTGGCATTGACTTTTCTATTGTAAAGTTTTATAATGTCTATGGTTCGATGAGAGAGAAGGATTTGGGTGAGTACACCACAGTCATTCGTAAATTCAAGCAGAAGGTTGAGGAAGACGTGCCTCTACCCGTGTATGGACCAAATCGCCGCCGTGATTTCACTCATATCGATGATACAATAGATGCTCTTGAACTTATCCTGAAGAAGAATGATATGAACAGAGTTTTCCATATTGGTACTGGTCAAAACTATTCAATCCAGGAAATTGCCGATGCATTCGACCACTCTATCGAGTATCAGCTTGACAAAAGACCATATGAACTGCACACAACATTGAGTTTGCCTAACGTTCCTGGTTGGAAAGCAACCAAGGACGTAATTAATCACATTAAAGAATGGAAAGAGAACTATGCCGTTAGCTAAAGATGAACTCAGCGCCAAGGCGATGGGTGGTAGTGAATTGATGAAATACAAGCTGATCGAGCGTCTCCCGAAGGAGCTGACTGATCAGTTTCAAATTTTCGTTTCTCGCATTCAAGAGCCTTTGAATCCTGATCTTATTAAAATTTATTGGCATCAGGACCTACCCGAAGATCCTAATTCTATTGGACCATTGAAGAACAATGGCTGGAAGAATTTCGACATGTTGGTGTTCAATTCTCATTGGCAGCAAACTGGTTTCCAAAAAGCTTTTAACATTCCTTATTGGAAGTGTGTTACCTTGTGTAATGCTATCGAGCCTTTTGAAGTTAAAGATAAGCCAGATCCTTTTGAGAAAGTCAATCTTATCTATCACACTACTCCTCATCGTGGGTTAGAAATTCTTGTTCCTGTATTCGAAAGACTAGCAGAGGAAGACAAGAATATCGTTCTTGATGTATATTCGAGCTTCAATATGTATGGTTGGGGAGATCGTGACGCCCAATACAAGGCACTGTTTGATCGTTGTATCAATCATCCGCAAATCAACTATCATGGTTACCAGAAGAACGAAGTTATTCGCGAAGCTCTTGACAAGGCTCATATTTATGCATACCCGTCAATTTGGACCGAATCTTCTTGCATCAGTTTGATGGAAGCTATGTCATCTCGTACTCTGTGTGTGCATAGTAATCTCGGCGCTCTCTGGGACACTAGTGGTGGTCTTACTCGCATGTACAATTTTGATGAAGATCCTAGCATGCATGCTAGTCGTTTCTACTCTGTTCTAGCGGATGCTATTGATTCTGTTCGTACAGATAATCTTGATACAGAGCTAGGATTTGTAAAGTCTTACGCTGACATTCGTTTCAACTGGAAACGTAGAGAAGTAGAATGGACATCTTTGATGAACTCTTTGGTTCTCAAGAAGGCTGATGGCAACCTTAAGAATCGGAACGAAAACGAAGATAGATTTATCTACAGAACATAATGTATAAATATATGCAGTTCCCGTTGAAAAAGGTAATTTAATGGATAACGTTATACCGTTTCCTAAGAATAATAATAACCCATACGCCGCCCCTGTAAATTTAGAGGAAGTTGACTCTAAAATTTATCAATTGAAACAACATCATATTAATGAAACGCTGGCTACTGTTATTCCTATGCTTTTCACGTATCTAGAATCAGCAGGGTTTGATTTTGCTGACATGGACGAAGATGATGAGTTGATTGATGATCCTAACGTTAAGGATGGCGCCTTTATGGTAGAAGCAATCAGGTCTTTATTGTGTAAGCATTACAATATGGACCACCCGTTCCAACAAATATCAGAAAACATCTTCGAACCTGATCTATCCAATAAGGGAGTTTTCAGTTTAGCTAAAAAACTCCATATTGAATTTAAAAACCTCGAGAAAGGAAACAGCTGAAAGCTGTATCGTAATGATTATCGTTGATCTCAACCAAGTGATGTTGTCGAACCTGATGGTTCAAATTGGCAACCATACAAATGCTAAAATAGAAGAGAATATGGTTCGCCATATGGTTCTCAATTCTCTTCGCTCGTACAAGTCTAAATTCGGTCAAGAGTTTGGTGAAATGATTATCGCTTGTGATAACACCAACTACTGGCGTAAGCAGCTGTTCCCTTATTACAAGGCGAACCGTAAGAAGGCTCAAGAGAAGTCCGAAATGGACTGGAAGTCTATCTTCGAATGCATGAACAAGATTCGTGCTGAGCTCAAAGAATATTTCCCATACCGTGTTATTGATATTGAATCTGCTGAGGCGGATGACATCATTGCGACTCTCGTTAAGGAGAAGCATGAGGAACAGAACATCCTGATCCTTTCTGGTGATAAGGACTTTATCCAGCTCCATAAGTATGATGGGGTTCAGCAGTATGATCCTGTTCGCAAGAAGAAAATTTCTCATCCCGATCCGGATCGTTATTTGATCGAGCATGTACTCAAGGGAGATAGTGGCGATGGCGTACCTAACGTACTCTCTTCTGATAATTGCCTTGTTATTGGGGAGCGCCAGAAGCCGCTGACTCAGAAGAAGATGGAGGCACTGATCGAGCTTGGTCTTGATGGTAAATTTGATCACTCTTTGGCTCGGAATTATGCACGGAACAAACACTTGATTAATCTAAGTATGGTGCCTGGCACTGTACAAGAGAAGATTCTAGAATCATATAATGCACAAACCGACAAGGGTCGTGAGAAGATGTTTAATTATTTCATTGCTAACAAACTTAAAAACTTAATGGAAAACATAGGGGAATTTTAATGGCTACGAGAATTGGTGTTGCTGAATTTTTAGAGAATGTGTCGAAATTTAAAACCAAAGAAGAAAAAGTACGAGTATTGAGAGAGAACGATCATTTCGTTATCAAGACAATCCTTCAAGGAGCATTCGACTCTCGTGTCAAGTGGCTATTGCCAGAAGGTACTCCTCCCTACAAGCCAAATGATCTTGTAGACCAAGAAAATGTTTTGATTCATGATGCTCGCAAGCTTGTTCATTTTATCGAAGGCGGCAATCCTAAATTGAAGCAGAACAAGAGAGAGTTCATGTTCGTAGAAATGTTGGAAACAGTCACACCTGCCGATGCCAAGCTTCTTTGTGCTGTCAAAGACAAGAAGCTGCCATGGAAAGGCATTACAGCAGAAATCGTCAGCGAAGCATATCCGGGATTGATCGCATAATGAGCAAGGCTACCTTCAAGAAATTTCGTAAGAATGACTGGTCCTACGATGATGAAGAAGAATATTCTGATAACCGTAGTAACTACCTTGAAAAGAAGAATCAAAAGAGAGTTGAACGTGCCCTTCGCACCAGGGATATCACCGCTCTAATTGAAGACGAAGAAGACGAAACTGGTTTCGAAACAAACTATTCAAAGTTTGAGGAAGATAATCTGTAATGCCAACGTACAAATTTCTTAATAATGAAACTGGTGAGGAGCATACCGACTTTATGGGTATTTCGGCTCTAGATGAGTATTTGAAGACTAACCCACACATAACGCAACTAGTTAATGGTGCACCAGCCCTGTCGTCTGGTAGAGGATTGAAGAAGCCTGATTCGGGTTTCAGAGATTTGCTCAAGACTATCAAAAAAGGCAACTCAAAGGGTATCTCTAGGAGTACGATTAACACATTTTAAAAAAGAGTAACAATGACAACAGAAAGATTGACTAGAAAAGAAAAAAGAATACAGCGTCAACAAGGTGGAAAGGAAGAAAGCGTTCAAAGAAACAATTTGAGCCTAAAACATTTCGAACCATTAACAGCCAATCAAAAGCTAACGTATCAAAATTTCAATCACAAAAATTTGATGCTACATGGCATGGCTGGTACTGGTAAAAGTTTCATCTCGTTGTATCTTTCTTTGAAAGAAGTCATCAAAACTGACAGCATATATAAGAAAGTCGTCATTGTTAGAAGTGTAGTGCCTACCAGAGATATGGGATTCCTACCAGGAAACAATAAGGAAAAGGCGAAGGTATATGAAGCACCCTACTACGCTATCTGCTCAGAGCTCTTTGGAAGAGGAGATGCTTATGAGGTACTTAAGTCCCGAGGGATTGTGGACTTCATATCTACTTCTTTCATACGAGGCATTACTCTTAATGATAGCATCATTGTGGTTGACGAGATTGCCAATCTGACACTGCATGAGCTTGATTCGATAATCACTCGTGTAGGTAAGAACTGCAAGATTATCTTCTCAGGAGATTTCAGCCAGTCTGACTTCACTCGCGAGCAGGATAGGAACGGACTCAAGGACTTCATGAAAATTATTGACAGGATGAAGTCCTTCGAATTTATTGAATTTAATGAAAATGATATTGTGAGATCTGCGATGGTCAAGGAGTATATCATTTCGAAACACAGATTGGGTATCGCTGCGTGAGAAAAATATTTGAGCATGAGTTCTTTACGCCTTTCAAGCTAGAACGAGTTGTGATTGATGGAAAACGTCACTATGTGACTCCCGAAGGGGGGAAGTACAAGTCAGTCACAACTATCCTTGACGAGAAGCTGGATAAAACTGCACTCCTTGAATGGAGAAAGAAAGTCGGCGATGCTGAAGCCAACCGAATTTCAACACAGGCAGCGAATCGTGGTACTGCAATCCATGACATTGCAGAACACTACCTACTCAACAACGAAAGCTTCCCAAAGGGTTCTATGCCGGCAAACGTAGACACCTTCAGGCAGCTTCGTCCTATCCTCGATGAGCGTATCGGCAAAATCTACGGTCTTGAGTATTTTCTCTATTCTGACGTACTCAAGACTGCTGGTGCTACCGATTGCATTGCTGAGTTCGATGGTATCAACTCTATCATTGATTTCAAGACATCAAGGAAGCCGAAGAAGGAAGAATGGATTCAGAGCTATTTCCTTCAGGCAACCTGCTACGCTATGATGGCCGAGGAGCGGCTGGGGATGGTGATTCCTCAAATTGCTATCCTGATCGCCGTTGACCACGAGGAGCCTCAGGTATTTGTCAAGCCCAAGTACCTTTATGAAGACGAGGTTCGTGAACTTTTCGCTTGACAAATATCCGCTTCTAGGCTAGAATAAAAATTGGGCTAATGAAGGAGTGGTGAATATGGCTTATTCTAAACTTGCTAACCTTGTGAACCGTTATAATTCTACTTCTAAGTCTAAAGGTTTTCTAAAAATAAGTGAAATACCTGCTTCTAAAAAATGGGCTGAATATAGTATTGATGAAGTTGAAATTCGTAAAATGATGAAAGGTGTTGATTTTATTGACCGTTTTGAGGCTGAAAAAGCTTTGATTGTGGTGAAACGTAAAATTGACTATATGTATAAACACGATAATTTTGACCTTTCTGAAGCTACCTTAATGTATAAAAAATTGAAACGGCTAATTGCTTAGCTTAAGGGGGGAATTTCGGTTCCCCCTTTTTCGTTACATTTTTGAAACGATCTTTTCGAAACAAATTCCTTGACTAATATCAAAAAGTACGGTAGAATGAATAATAGGTTGATGAAACGGGAGTTCTCTGAATGCTTAAGCCATCCGCTACCAAACTCGCTGCCTCCGCCAATACCGCCGACTTGGTCGCTGCTTTCCTCGCTCGTGGTGGTGTGGTTGCCCCTCAGCCCGTAGCCGTCGCCGCTGGTTTGAGGAAAACTCGGTACGTCAAGCGTATTGCTAAGGTCAAGGTTGAGATCGTAGCTTGAACGTAACCTTGAAAGTTCTCAGCCCTCTTTGGGCAAATCGGGCGGCATACGCCTACCCCATAGCTCAGTTTGAGTCCTACACCGGACCAGTATTGCCTAGCCCTAGCTGGGTCGGTCAGGACTCAATTTGTATCGGAACTGGTAATAAACGTTTCCCGTTTCGAGTGATCGAAAAGGCGAGGATCGTAGACTATAGCGAAGCTAAAGCTACCCCAACCGTTTCGAAAATTGTAACGAATGTTAACAAAACAATTCGCTTTACAAATATCAAAAAGTACGGTAGAATGAATAATAGGTTGATGACGGGGAATGGTCCCCTACCTAAATCTGGTGAGGTTGTTATGGCTAAGGTCAAGTCTGCTACGGTTGAAAAGCATGGTGATAAGACTCGCATCGCGATTGAAATTATGGAGGCCAACGTAGGTCGTACCTACGACGAGGTTTCCCAGCTGATTGCCGACGCCATCGGCGTTGATATCGGTCGTGCCCGTGTGTACTACCGCCATAAGGTGATCAATGGTCTCGCTAAGGGCTATAGCCCTGACGTTCGCCCGTGGGAGGTGAAGGGTACTCGTACGGCTACGCCGAAGGCTCCCAAGGTTGCGAAGGCTCCCAAGGTTAAGTCGCCCAAGGCTACCTTTGAAAAGTCGGTCCGTGCGATCAATGCCAAGGCGGCTGCTAAGACTTCTGTCGCTGACTCGTCTGAGGCTATTGCCATGGTCAAGGAAGCCAACCTCGCTCGCCTTCGCGAAGTTTCTTCCAAGCTCAAGACCAAGAAGGTTCGTGACTTTGGCGAGCGTGTAGCGGCTGAGGAAGGTCCTGGTGTGCAGGATTTTGATCCCCGCCTCGCCCGTGAGGAAGTTGACGCCATTCTCCGCGACGAGCGTTTGATTGGTGTTTGCCCTAAGTTCGTCCGTGAAGACGTTTGATTAAGGTTGGTTTGGACCTACGGGTCCATTCCTCTCAAGCTGATTACGGTCGGCTTCAGTGGAATGGTTTCTAGGAGATGACGATGACCGCTCTTGATGAACGCATGAACGAGGGTATTGACCGCCTGATCGCTACTCTCGAGGAGATCAAAGCCAAGCAAGGCGGATACGCCATAAAGGCTTTGACCGTGGCTGAGGTTGGTGAGCGAGCCAAGAACTACGCCGAATACTGGGACTACAAGCTCACCGATTGGGCTAACGACTGAGGAGATGATGATGTACAAGATCTACGGTGACCACAATTTGCCTACTGAAACTTTGCTCGAGGAATTCAATTTCGTCGACTCTGCACGTGATTGGTTTTACCGATACACTCTACGTGATCTTGGTGGCTACAAGTCGGTTACGCTTTTGAGTCGCGATGGTGGTGTTCTTAAATGCCTCTGGGCGAACGACTGAGGAGTTGCTCATGGACATGCTACCTTATATCTTCTCGATGCTCGCCTTCGGGTTCATCTGCTTTTGTTTCGGTGTGTACAAGGGCGCTCATCATGCGGTACAGCGGATCACAGAGGAGTTCAGCAAATGAGCAATTTACCTGTCCTAGTTTATGATCGCTCGCAGCTTTATGGTCATCGTCCAGAAGCTGATGGTAGCTTCGATCAGGAGCCGCCTGTCGAAACCGTAATTGATTCTGAGCAGATCAAAGAAAGGGTTATGGAGTACCTTGGTGCAGTTCTCGCTCGTTGTTGGTATGACAAGCAATTGCTTCGTGGGTTAGAAGCTAATGCCCATAGGACTCTACGTCATCTAGGTATCTTGCTGCCTGATGAATTAGAAATTTTCTTTGAAAAAACAACCAAAGAGCGTCCACGTATTATTATCTATGAGTGGAACAAGGAACGTACTTTCAAACGTAAAATCTGCTACTTGCAGATGATAATGATGGCTGGTCGATAGGAGATCCACAATGGCTAATATGTCTTACTGCCGTTTTCACAATACCCTACTCTCTTTCAAAGAGTGCTTCGCTGAGATGGAAGAAGTGCGATGCTTCGCTGAGATGAAACTGAGCGAAGACGAAACTCGTGCCATGTATCGGTTGGCTTCTTATGCTCGCCTGTACCTCGAGCGTTTTGACGAGCTTCAGCAGGAAGAAGAGTACGAATTTGCCCGTAATATGGAGAACACCGATGGCGATTGATCCACTCAACATCGCCCGCTCGATCGAAGCAATCAACAAGCAGCTGCTTGATCTTTGCAATGAACTGATTGACGCCGAAGCTGGAACTGAACAGGCTGAGGCTTTGGACGCTGTTGCTAATGCAATTTTGTTCCTCGAGAACTACCTGTATCCTGAATGGAGCACAGATCTTGACGAAGATATCTACCTAGACGACGATGAAAATAGTGCTTGACTTTTTTAGAAGCCTGTGCTATAATGATGATATTGGTTGATGAGAAGGAAAACTCCAATGGCTCATATGATTGAAGAAGTGAATGGTGTGGCTCAAATGGCTTATGCTGGCGATGTGCCGTGGCATGGGCTTGGTGTTAAGGTTCCGAATGATCTGACGCCTGAGCAAATGCTCGATGCGGCTGGTCTCAACTGGACCGTTGATAAGGTTCCTGCCTACGCCAAGGTGAATGATGTGAACGTGCCTATCGGTCAGTCGGCTCTCGTTCGCTCGAGGGATCACAAGATCCTCGATGTGGTTTCTGATGACTGGAATCCCGTGCAGAACCAGGAAGCGTTCGAGTTCTTCAACGACTTCGTGGCTGCTGGTGATATGGAAATGCATACCGCTGGTTCGCTTCGCGATGGTCAGATCGTTTGGGGTCTCGCCAAGGTGAAGGAGTCGTTCTCGCTGTTTAAGGGCGACCAGATCGACTCCTACCTGCTGTTCTCCAACTTCCATAAGTATGGTCATTCGACTGACGTTCGCTTCACTCCTATCCGTGTCGTTTGTAATAACACCCTGACGCTGTCGCTGAACAGCAAGGTTGAGCAGATGGCAAAGATCAGCCATCGCAAGGTCTTCAATCCTGAGGACGTGAAGGGTATGCTGGGTATCGCTCACGATAAGCTTGCTCAGTACAAGGAGATGGCTTCTTTCCTTGGTTCGAAGCGTTACAATGACGAGAACATCGTTGAGTACTTCACTCGCATCTTCCCTGTGTCTGGTGCGAATGATAAGAAGAAGAAGGAAGTTTCGAAGAACGCTGAGTTGGCTCTTGACGTGCTCGAGAAGCAGCCTGGTGCAGAGTTCGCTCCTGGTACTTGGTGGCAGGCTTTCAATGCTGTTACCTATGTGACCGACCACCTCCATGGTCGTAACGCCGATAATCGTCTCCAGTCTGCTTGGTACGGTTATCATAAGGGTGTCAAGACCAAGGCTCTTGAGACTGCAGTTGAAATGGCGGAGGCTGTCTGATGCAGATAATCCAGTTTCCCACTCTCGAGGGCGTTGTTAATATCGATGGTAAGCCAGTACAGAAACCTAAGTATGGCTATCAGTATCTTCTAATGTGTAAGGATATCTTGGACGTTCTTGATTATGAGGAAGTCCTGCTTTCCATCATGGATGAAGATTACTACAAAGATACGGATCCAGAGATCCAAGCAATGGTAGATGCATATTTTACCTTCGACCGATAGGAGAAACAAATGGCACGTCGCGCAGCAATGATAGCTAAGAAGCCTAAGACGAATCGCATCTCACGTAGCGAATCGTACTTGGTCAACCGTAAGTATATGGGCGACGAGCCAGAGTTCCTTGGCGCTATGACATCAGGCGAATATGGGCTGGCGCTGAATTGGTACAATGCAATGTGCGACAATGGTGATGCACGTCAGTACATCACTGACTACCTCACCAAGCGTAACCGTAAAGCTGAGGTCAAGCTTCTTGCCAAGCTTGACAATTGCTGGGTTCCTACGACTGTAGCTTGGCGTTGCCGACTGCTTGACCGTGGCTTTGAAGTCCCGTCCGAGGGAGGCTTCCTAGAGGAGAAACTGGCAGAAGCTCTGGCCAGGGTAGCCCGAGCCGAGGAAGAGACGTCAGAAGGCTCCCTAGCCGCCTCCAAACGGTCAATTCAGGACCGTATGAGGGACCGTCAGAGCGAAATTATCGGCGATATCGAAGAACTACTCGATCTTGACAATAATGAGCTTAACCTTTACGATTGGCTGAAGGCGAAGGCGATTCCTGCTGCCTACTGTCAAGCTATAGTCGATTATTACGCTCCTTGGCTTGATGAGCTCATTCAGGCGTACGAAGGCAAGGACGATCAACTCAAGGAGGCATACAGCTATATGAACCGAAAGGAGTTGAAGGAACGTATCTTGTTCTTCAACAAGCTGATCGATGACGCCTCTCGCTACGGTAATGTGACGAAGAAGACTCGCGCACCTCGGAAGCCTCGCACTATTTCGATGGACAAGAAGCTGAAGAACCTCAAGTACCAGAAGGAGAACAACGAATACAAGATTGCCTCGATCAATCCGGAGAAGATTATCGGTGCACAGGAGCTATGGACGTTCAACACCAAGTACAAGATCGTCACGGTGTTTCGTGCTATCGATCGTGGTGGACTTCAAGTCAAGGGAACAAGCATCATCAATTATGATGAATCGACTAGCCTGAGTAAGGGAACAGGTCGTCAGGCTGAAATAGTTCTTGACAAACTGCAAAAATCAGGTAAAATAGTCCTTAGAAAGTTGATGGAAGAGTTGAAGACCGATAAACCACTTCAGCTTCGAATCAACGAAAATACTGTGCTGTTGAAGGTGATGTGATGACATACAATGCTAGTCAGGCAGAACGAGAAGCGTATATCAATGGTTACAGCGCTATCAAATTTGGCGATGTCAGGCTGGATATATTTCCTGAGAATCCATATAATGATAGAGCTGACTACTTGCTCTGGGAAGCTTGGGAAGTTGGATTTAATGATTCATACGAAGACGAAGTTACGATAATAAACATCGTGAAGGGGTTAACTGATGGCTAAGAAAACAGTAATGATGATTGATCCACCTTCTGGGTGGAAGTATGGATTCCCTATGCCAATTGATCTTCAGGCTTCGAAGGGTCGAGTGCTTGAATGGTTGGTTGAGCAGGGGTATCCTCAGGCTGAGATTGATGCATGTGGTGACCACTTCTATAGTCGCTATTGGGAAACTGAAATCGAGGAGAATGATGATGAAGTTTGAAATTGACACTGCAATGGTTGATAAGATCATTGTCGACACGTTGAAGCAAGATTATATCTCGCAGCAAAACGATATCGCTCGACTGTTGTGTAAGGAAGATCCCCTTCGCGACTTTGAGGTTGAGGATCTTTGGATGCATAGGGAAACTGCTGAAGGTATCGCAATCGTTCTCCGGTACTATATGTACCGTCCTGATGCTGATGCCTTCATCAAGGAGCATTCGTATCCATGAACCGTAGAGCGTTTTTCTCTTTCCTCCCAGCTGCACCAATTGGTATAATGCTGCTTGGGATGATTATAGGAGGTTAAGTGATGCTATATGTCCTGATCGTAGTGATCAATGCCTATAATGGTGTTTCAGTTTCCCAACAGGAATACAAAGGGCAGCAGGCTTGTGAGGTCGCGGCCATCGTCGTCCAAGAGATGGCTAAGGATGTTAAGGGCTGGATGACCAGCACCAACGTCCAGACTCGTTGTGTGATAAAATAGAGAGGAGTTGATATGAATCGTAGAGCATTTTTTAGTTTTCTTCCCGCTGCTCCTATTGGTATGGTGATGGCAGCGGAGGCAATGGCAAAGGCACCACCAGTGTCAATGGCTCCTGATAAAGCATTGATGACTCTGGCTGCACATAAGCCACCGCCTCCACCGCCTCGTCCACGAGTAAAGTATCCTCAGTGGAATGAGTTCTCTATGAGCATTCCCAAAGAATATGTTGATAACTATGTCACCATTGGCAATTGGCCTACCAATAATAAACTGACTATTGGTAAGGGCATGGAAGTAGAAGCCGATCAAAATTTTGACGAAGAAACCAGAGTTGCTATGTCTGTTGGTAAAGATGGTCACCTCTGGTTGAAGATTAACCAAGAATGGAAGCGGATCGTTACCGAATGATTACTCGGTTGGATCCACCAATTCCATTAATGACTCCGAAAGGTCGTGGGTTAGCCCACTTCCTTATTGATTATGGACCTGAACACGACCTGATGTGGGTATGCTTCCAGGATGATTCAGGTGAATGTTGGACTTGGGAGAATGCATTAATTCGAGCAAGAGTAAATACTACGATGGGTAGAAATAATATTTCAAAAATCACTTGACTTTTCCCACGGTTTCAGCTATTATAAATACATTGCTTGGTTGTTGAGGCGTTCGAAATAGACGATCCAGACTGGGGGGCAGTACCCCACGCCTCCACCACAAGCACTAACGCATTAGCTGCACCAGAAATGACGTATGCAGGGGAATATAAGTCGGGTAGTGCTTTTGATGGGGGCGAAATAGGCTCGATGGGTTGTAGTAAAGTTACGATTAGACTAAGTAAACTCGTAAATGCAAACGATAACAATGCATCTCGTTTGGCACTAGCTGCCTAACATGAGCCGGAGGGGAGCTTGGAAACAGAATCCCCTCAATTTATCAAGGTTCCTTAGCTCAGCTGGATAGAGCAACGGATTTCTACTCCGTGGGTCGAGGGTTCGAATCCTTCAGGAACCGCCATATTATGTGTGTTTAACAAACGAAAAGGAAATAAAATATGAAGCGTACATTCACTACTCTTGCTATTCTCGTTGTTGCAGCTACTTCAGCTGTCGCTTCAGATCTACCTAGCAAGACTACTCCAGCTGCACCCGCTCCAACATTCACTCAGACAAATTATTTTGCTGGTGTTAACGTTGGCGTAAATAGCGCTGACCATCAGGTCTATTCAGGCGGTATTTCAGCTGGTACAAATGTCCTTCCATATCTCGCAGTAGAAGCTGCATATGATTTCGGATACAAGAAGGATAAGGTCGGCACCAAGCACGAAAAGCTTAACGAATTTTCTGTCAATGCTCTCCCACAGTTTAAGGTTCCTGGCACTGATTTCACTGCCTATGGTCTCGCTGGTGCAGGGTACACATGGAATAACATTCTTAAGAATCGTGCAATCTACAACGTAGGTGGCGGCGTTAAGTATGACTTTGCCAAGAATATCGAGCTTGACGCTCGCTACCGTTATTCTGACGCCATCGATCAAAAGATGAAGGGCGAGGATAACCGCTTTACTCTTGGTGCGAACTACAAGTTCTGATCTCCGCAAAAAACAAAATGGCTGGATAAAACACCAGCCATTTTTCATTTAAGCAAGGAGTACTTCAATGAACACGTATCAGTATTCGGTTGACACTTTAAAAAAAGCAGCCTTTCATGATGAGCTTCAAAATGTATTGAAAGTTCTTGAGTTCGAAACGCCTGATCAAATCGACGAAAACGTTGTAGTTGTTATGGAGTATTTGGCAAAGCGTCTCAAAGAAATTGAGTCCAGATACAAAAACTGACGGATAATTTTATGGAAAAATCTAAGTTTGTGAAGGATGTCCCTGTGGGCGTCCTATTGGTCGTTCTGGCGCAATTTATGTTTTATGGGGTAATTTACCTTGCTAAATATCCCAGTTACCTTGAGCTAGCAGGAATCGTTTTTTGTACACTGATGACCAGTGATATGATTACATTTGGAATAAAATTGATCAAAGGGTATAATGATGATTCAGGTGAACACTAATTTTATTGATGATGTTGAAAAGCTCTGCCGAACCAAGAATATGGACTACATCGATGCAGTAGTCCACTGGTGCGAAACAAATAAGCTCGAGGTTGAGTATGCTGCTTCTTTGATAAAGAAAGATCCAGCCATCAGAGAAAAAATTCAAGTTGAAGCAGAAAACCTTAATATTTTGAAACGTGGAGCTAGATTGCCGATATGAAAACTTATATTCTATACATTGAACGAGGCGAATCGCCTACCTACGCTGCTGATTGTTTGGATAGCTGCAAACAATTTAATTGTGATGCTGAGTTGTTCGAGGGTATTTCTGGTAAACAGAATCGCGAACTAAGCCGCCAAACAGGATTGCATATTCGAACAACTGACTATGCATCAGAGTATTGTGGCACTGTTGGTCACTTCAAGATCTGGGAGAAGATTGCTGCCTCTGATGAGGTTGGTGTTGTCCTCGAGCATGACTGTGTAGCGGTAGCTGATTATAGTAACCTGACTGTTGGTGATGGCGAAATCCTTTGCCTTGGCCCACGTCTTCTCGATCGGTCATCATACGTATTTCCAACTCAATATGCGAATGATATCGATTACATCGATACTGAGTTCTTCAAGGGCGCTCATGCGTATGCCATTACGCCAGCGACTGCACGAATGATGCTTGATTACCTTGATAAGATCAAGCTTATCGAAATGCCTATCGATGGATTGCTTGGTCTTAAGAACAAGTTCCATATGAAGCTAAAGGTTGTTGATCCTGCTTTCGTTATTTCAGAAATTGGTAATCATCGTAGATCGTTTAATTTTAATACTCCCGACACTACCAATTATCGCTACTATCCTAAGTTCCTAGAAGGTGTTGCTGATCAAGATCTCTTGACGCCTACTACTGAATATGAATTTACGTTAGATATGTTTACACAACATATTCCTCATTGGCTTGAAACATTCAAGCTGGCTAATATCGATACTGATGGACCAATCCAAATTTTGGAAGTTGGGGCGTACGAAGGTAGGTCTACCTGTTGGATGTCTGACAATATACTCCTCGATCTTGATTCGAGAATCACTGTTATCGATACATTCGAAGACTGGATAGAGCATCCAGGATCTCCAAAAGATAGGTTGCTTCAGTGTTATTCTAAAAATATTGCTCTGTCTAAAAATGGTGAAAAGATCGGCACATATCAAAGCGATAGTCGTGTTGCTCTCCCTTCTTTTTTAAAGTTAGAGAAGAAGTTCGATTTTATCTACATCGATGGTAATCATTCGACTGATGTTGTTATTTCAGATGCGTTGGCAGCTTTCCATTTGCTAAAGGATAATGGTGTTATAATTTTCGATGATTATGAATGGTTCGACCACACAGGTCAAAAGCCTGTTAAGAATGCACTCAACATTATCGATAAGCTTCTACCAATCAAGCCTATCCTGACTGATTATCAACGGTCATACATGAAAAATTTGGCTCCATAAATATTATGGGAATCACCAAAATGAGGAGACTAGCATGTACCTCAAGACCATCGGTAAACCAAATAAAGTCCAACTGAAGACCTGCAAAGAAGCGTTGAAATTTTACGGTAGACATCTTCTGGGAGAAATTCTTTATCATAGAGTTGATGTAACTCTTCTCTTTGATAAAGAGTTAACCAAGAAAAATGAATATGCTTTTTGTGAATGGGAAGACAGCAATCACAGAGGTAAAGAATTTACGATAACAGTAGATGCATCTTTGGGTAAACGTAATATGCTTCTCGCCCTCGCGCATGAGATGGTTCATGTGAAGCAATATGCTAAGGGCGAGTTAAGAGACTATGTGCGAAGCAATAAGAGCAAATGGAAGTCTGAAATAATCGATCCTGAAGTAGTTGACTACTGGGATTTCCCATGGGAGATAGAGGCTCATGGGCGCGAGAAAGGGTTATACATTCGCTATCTAAATCATGAAAGGAAGAAGTGATGGGCTATCGTAGCACAAGAAGAACAGCGTGCGTAGAGGTGGATGTAGATTTTGACCTCGATGATTTTGACGAACAAGATTTAGTAGATTATCTCGAAGAAAAGGGGTATACTGTTATGGAAGGTAAGAACGAATCAAAGTTCGAAACCTTCGAAGCTCTTGATAAGAAAATTTGGCAGCTGTATCTAACTTACGTTTCTGAAAACGGTGCTGGTCATTTGATGGATAAAGAGCTTGGTAATTTCTTCGCAGAGTACTACAACAAAGTAAGTGTATGATGTCAGCCTTCGAATGCTACAAAGAGTATGTGGCTCTTAAGAACCACTTCACCAAACCATCATACAATTATCACAAATACAATGGCAAAAGTCGCCTATCGTTCGACTCATTCGATGTCAGAAAAGATAAGCTATACTTTATGAAGGTCGCAAAACACCCCGACCCACGAAACTATATTTTATCTAATCTCGTCGAAAACCCGAAAATTTGGATAAAAGAAATTGCCTTTTCTCTTTCTGCAGAGGAGGTATATAAGGATTGGAACAAGCGTCAACAGTCGCTGATGTATATGTTCAAAGAAGAATTGTCTAAGCTGAATGAGAATTTCGATTCTAACTTCAAAGCTGAAAACCAAACCCATCCATATGTATTGAAGCTGTTCATTCGAAAAGAAATCAGCCTCGAAACATTGGTGATCCTCGTCGATCTAGTTAGGTGTGCATCTTACTGGTCGAAGAAGTTCGTGTACGACCCTACTGTCGAAGAAATCCTGAACAAAATTATGAAGTATCGTCCATTTCTTGAGTACGATAAAGAGAAGGCGAAGAAGATTGTTCTTGACAAATTCGGTCAATAGGGCTATAATAAATAATGTTGGGCGCTTATACAGTCCAACAAAACATACGATCAATATTAACAATACATCAAATATGGAGAATACAAATGGTAGATTTTGCAAAGCTTAAGGCTAACTCAGGTAAGAAGTCCCTCGAATCGCTTACCGCTGAACTTTCGAAACTCACAGGCAATCAGTTCGACAATTCTAAGGACGACCGTCTTTGGTATCCTAATGTCGACAAGGCTGGTAATGGTTACGCTGTTATCCGTTTCCTTCCTGCTCCTGGTGATGAAGATGTTCCGTTCATCCGTTCATTCAATCACGGTTTCAAGGGTCCGACTGGCTCTTGGTTGATTGAGAACTGCCCCACAACCATTGGTCATAAGTGCCCTGTTTGCGAGCAGAACACTGAACTTTGGAACAGTGGTATCGAGTCAGATAAGAAGATCGCTTCTGAGCGTAAGCGTAAGCTTTCATTCATCTCTAATGTTCTTGTGGTCACCGACCAGCAGAATCCTGAGAACGAAGGCAAGGTGTTCTTGTTCAAGTATGGCAAGAAGATCTTCGATAAGCTCAACGAGGCTATGAATCCTCAGTTTGTTGATGAAGACGCTATGAACCCATTCGATCTTTGGGCTGGTGCTAACTTCAAGCTTAAGATTCGTAATGTCGAAGGCTATCGCAATTATGATAAGTCAGAGTTCGCGAAGCCTGGTCCTATGCTTGATGATGACTCTGAGATGGAAGCAATTTGGAAGAAGGCTCATTCTCTTCAGGAGTTTATTGCTCCTTCTAACTATAAGTCTTACGATGACTTGAAGGGTAAGTTGGTTAAGGTTCTTGCTACTGGGTCAGCAGCAGCTGCTCGCTCGAGCGCCTCTACTGCAGAAAACATTCCTTGGGAGGAAACGCCTGTTTTCAAGCAGAAGGCGATGGAAGCACCTAAGCATATTGCTGAAGACGATGACGATGAGTCGTTGGAATTCTTCAAGAAGCTTGCTGAATAAGATTAGGGGAGCTTCGGCTCCCCTTTTCATTATGCAGCCATAGTGCTGATACCAAACAAATCTTTTAATCTTGTTCTAGCATCAACAGGTTCTACCATTCCAACGCTAGTACTGTCGCTATTTCCTTTACTACTGTTATTAATTGGAGGCGTAGCGCTACTTTGTTGATTGACAGTGATGCCTGTCTTAGCTGATCTATCGTCGACTATATCTTGAGTAGAAGCCCTATTTAACTCTGCACCTTTTGTGATTGGTTTTGGTTCAGATATTTTTGCAGGTTCATAGCTTGGCTGTTTAGCTAATTCATAAGCTTCCCATCTACCAGTTCCTACATTAAATGTTTTAGGGCCAACAATTTCAGCTGCTTGTGCTGCTGATTCTTTAGCTCTTTTAATTGCAGCGTCTGTTAAACCTTCCGCCATACCCTTCGGCTTTATTTTTCTAAGATAAGGATCGCTGTTATCTGGTTTAGAAGGCTCTTCAAATTTACCTGTTGTTGGATCGAATCTTTTTATTCCTCCACCAGGAGCGGGATCGAGTTTATTACCTTCTGCGTCAAATCTTCTTGAAGTAGGATCACCAGCAGCAGATGGTGTTTTTTCTGCAGATGTTTTAGCAGCGTCGCTCCATCCACCAGCAGCTGCTGTTTGTTTTGCACCAGGAGTTGCTGCAGCTTCTGCTTTCTTAGGATCAGAAGCTCCTGCTGTAGCAGCGCCAGCAGCATTTCCTGCAGAAGGATTTTTTGTTGCATCTGCTACCTTTGGATTATTACCAGAACCACCAGAACCTCTTCGCACCTGCAATTGTCCATTAATAGGCACGAAATATTTTCGAACAGATCCAGCTTTACCACTGTTACCAGCAATCATTTCAATTTGTCCATGCTGATACACACCAGTTGCTATACCGACATGTCCACCAACTTGACCAGGTCCATTACCTTTTGTTTGAAGGACAACATCACCAGCTTGAACCTTTGTAGGATCTATAGAAGTTCCCCACTTTTGAAAACTATTTGCAATTTTATCACCAGTACCGGTACCACCAGTTTGTTTCAATGTAGAATTAACAAACTCAGCACACCATGCTTCTCCTGTGTTATTGAATCCACCAGCTTTTAAATAATCTAATGATTGTACTCTATTTTTACCAACCATCGTAGAAGCTAATTGAACAGCTGATGCATCAGATGCACCACCAACACCAGCGCCTCCAGCGCCACCTAACGATGCAGATTGAGGGCCAGCACTCATAGCTCCTGGAGTAACACTAAACGGCGATGTTGCAGCATTGGCTCGAGCAGCATTAATTTGACTTGTACCGAAGCCAGATAGGCTTGGTGTTTGTGCTGATGCTAACGCTTCTCTAATAGATCCTGACTGAGTAGGACCAGAAATTCCTTGCGAACTAGGCGATGGTCTGCTACCAGAACCAGCTGCTATAATTGCCCCAGCTGCTTTAACTTCTGGTGTAGCCGTCGATGTTGGTGCAGCTGTAGGCGAAGCAGCTTGTTGATTTTTAGCATTAAAAATAATACTATCCGCATTAAATGTTAATGTTTTTACATTAACAATAGCATCTAATGGATTTTCTTCTTCTGGTTCTGGTTCTTGCTTTGCTGCATTTTGAGCTTCTTTAATAGAAATACTAGCCTTTGGTTCTCCTACAGCTGGAGGTGGAGGTACTGATGGTTTAGTTACAGCATCATATGTAGCCTTACCAGCTTTACCACCAAGCATACTGCCACCTATACCACCAGCAATACCACCAATTAACATACCAAGAGGTACAGTAACAGGCGCTAGAGGACCACCAAGAGCGCCGATAGCACCACCCGCTGCAGCTCCTCCCCATGCTCCCAATCCACCACCTACGGCTCCACCAGCGCCAGCGGAAGCTGCTCGTGTAGCATCGCCAGATTCTTGATACTCATCATATGCTTGGAATGCACCACCAAGTAATGCTCCTCCTGCACGACCAGCAACGCCACGCATAACATTACCAGCTTTACCAAGCATGCTAGTTTTCGGTGTTACTTTACCAGGAGCAGGTTTACCTTTAACACCACCTCCACCAACTCCTGGTATTAAATTGCTAAGAGCATCTAGAATACCACTACTAGCGGTAGATTGACGTATTACCTGAACTTCTTTCAATATCTCTTGAAGAATTTGATTAGTCATTTCCTGACGTGCGATAGAAGTTTGCATCATCATATTAGTTGTGTTTACACTATCAGCAACTCTGTTGATTGCTTGTCTAGCGCCACCTGCATTAATGTCTTCTGCACTACTGTTGCCTTGAACTGGATCTGGTCGATTAATAGCGCCTGATAATGTTGGAAATGCAGATTTAAATGCAGATTTACCTACAGAAATAGCTGCATTTTTAAATGCATTTTTAATTGTTTGACCATCAGTAGGCTCCGGAGCAGCAGCTGCAGGTTGTTTTGGCGCTGCTTGTCTAGGAGCAGAAGGTTGTCTTGGTGCTGCAGCAGGTTGTTTTGGCTGTTGTGTTTTTTGTGTAGCTTCTCTCTCAGCAGCCTTCTGTGCTCTTTCTTCATCAGCTTGCTGTCGTTTCGCATCAGAAGCCGCTTGTCTTTCTGCGGACTTACGTGCTATCTCAGCTGATTTCTCAGCAGCTTTCTTTCTTTTATCTTCTTCAGCTGCAGCTTTAGCTTCCGCTTGTGCTTTAGCTTTCTCTTGTTGTTTTGATTCGTATTCATCGGCAAGCATCTTGGCCATTGGTCCTTTAAGGACATTACCTGCATCGTCAATTATTTGACCGTCGGGGGTTCTGTAATATACAGTATCCCCCATAGCACCAACACGTTCGCCTTTTTTAGCCATTATTGTTTGCTCGCTACTTTCTCTTGGGTTCTACCGTAAGCAGCAACACCAAGGATGGCACCAAACGCCATGTGAATTAATCCACCATTAGATAATGTTAAGCTTTGCCAAGCTGCATATTGCATCGTGATACCAATACCTTTAAGCATAACTGGTAAGAACATCGCGATTGCAGGAAAGATAACGAAATCCATCAAACAGATAAGCATGTAGAGCCAACCCATTGCTGGTCTCCACATAGATTTAACCCAGCTTTCTTCTGCCTTCTCCGGACTCATAGGAGTAAATTCTACAGAGGAAGAACTACTATAACTTGCTGTTTGTTGTGGTGGAGGAGGAGGCGGTGGCGGAGGAACAGCTGTTGTAGGGGCAGCTGCTACTGGTGTTGGTTGAGGTTGTGAGTTAAATGGTGGAGAAACCGAAATCTCCACCATATCATCGCTCATTATCGATTTGCCGAATTTAGCCATTTTGATTTCTCTTTTGTTCTTCTAGTTCTTTGAGATGATTCATTAACATTTCAACATAAATGTCACGCTCGAATGGCAAAAGATTTTCAATATCACTTATAGAATATTTATGGTGCTGAATCAAAGAAAAATTAGTTGTATAATAATTCTCTAGAGTATTGTGACTCAGCGCAATGTAAAAAAATCTGTTAACGTAGTAAGCTCGATCTTTCTCTTGTTTTTCATCTTGTTGGTGTATTCGATAATGTAGTTTAGTTTTGGTTGATTGACAATGAAGTCTCGTACCTTATCAAAACTCTTCACATCTAAATTATCAACGAATTCTGATACTTCTTGCAACGTATAGTTTTTCACATCGTAAACTGTTTCTTCATCATAGAACTTTTCGATGCAGCGTAATACCAATTGGTAGAACACTTCTTCACCAGAATTTAAAAACTCTTTGTCTTCATACAAACTAGCTTCAGGATACTTCATTATCAAGCCAGCTTTTCCTGACAACTTTATAGTTTTCTCTTGTTCTAATGGAAATTTAACAATAACATCATTTAGATCAATATCAAAATCATAATCGGTTCCGTCTTCGTTATCTCTGTATGTAACATTAATTATATTGTTGATTGATTGTGCTCTGATCTTCAAGAACAAATATTCAACATCAAACAGGGCTAGCTTATCAACGTCAATATCATCTATTGCGCAATTATTGACGACCTGCTTAATCGCTAAAAGAATATCGTTTTCTTGTTCGCTCGTCTTAGCAATAAGAAGGATCTTCTCTTCCTTAACGAGGAATGGTCGAAATCTAATTTCTTTCTTAGTAGATGGAACTTTGATTTTAAAAATAGGATGTTCAATTTTAGGTAAAGACATAATATTCTCCAGTTATAATTAAGGTTGTCTCACTCTTGAGTTTAATGATGTTAAAGAAGGAGTAACTGCTCCGCCCTGACGACCAGCAAATGTAGTAACTTTGTTAGTTCTAGCTGGTTGTGTGTCTGTACCGATTCTAGCATTCGAAACACCAATCATCGCCCAATCTCTAAAGGTAAAACTTACTGTTACCTTCAACAGCTGACTGTTATCGTTCCAGCTAAGGTTAATATCGTTCATAGATTCAGGGTAAGCTTTGTACATAACGATTTCTTTAACCTGATTACCAGCGTTATCATAAATGTACACATGCAAATCTGTTGCGTAGTTGTCTTTATACTCTGTTGCGTATGATGCACCTTGGTTTGATTGTCCTGTAGTACCAGAAGTATCGAATATCTTATTCAGCCATACATAGAAATATTTGTAGAGCTGACCGTTTCGATCAGAAATAAACGTAATAGCATTTTCTGTGAAACGAGCATTGAATGGCATTTTTTGGGTAGGACCCTGACCATATCTATTAATATCAGCTTGTAACAATGCGATTCCTGGAATCTTAACTGATTCAGCTCTAACTTGAATTAATCTTTCTGTATCAATAGCGCTTCTACCATCAATAGTCTCACCTTGCATGCATGTGGGAGAACTAAATGCAGCTATAAATTTATTAGTTTGCAGATAACCATGATTCGATATATCTGTTTGGAAAGCGTTGATGTTAAATCCAGGCATTTACTAACCTCTAATTTTTGCTATTGAATCGCCGAACACTTTGTAGTTTGGCGCTTTCTGGAATCTTTCAAGTGGCATCATCAACGCTGTGTCCCAGTTTGTTGGCTCTACGTATAGGAATTTACCCTGCACATGATCCCAAAGATACTTCTTGAGGCAAGCGGAAAATGGTCCAAACTGAGCAGCACCATTAAGCATATCATATGATAGTTTTAATTTTGTCGTTTCATCATATTTATTGTTGTTAGCTGTAGTGTATAGAGCATCCATTAATCTAGCTCTTAGATAGTGAGGAAGATAATGGAGATTGATACCAAGGAAGCCGCCTTCTTGAAACCCAATAGGAAATATCATTGGGAAGATATCGTAGTATGGTAGCGTCGCCTTATGCTTAGGATCATAGAAGAACATAAACATCTTACCGACATCATTACCTGTAATTTGATTAACGATGTTCTGTTTATCGTTCATCATACGGTTCTTGTTTACGTTTCTGGAAACTAATTTGGAAGCTTCGTTTCTGTACCAAGCTCTGGCTGCAGCTGTCGTGTTAGGAGTAACGCCTTCGGCTTTACCCTTCTTAGCTAACGATTGAAATATGTAAGCTGCCATTAAAATTTGATTCCTAATTCTCTTTCGGTCATGATCATAAACTCATACTGCCTATCTTTGCAGTATTCTCGAGCTGCATTCCACTTAGCACTATTTATACCATACGTACACACTTCCGTTATGTATTTTTTGGTTCGTTTAGATGCACCTTCTTTGATGATTGGCGGCTGTGTTTGAGCGTATGGTTTAACTTCAATTAATATCGTTTTAAATTTACCATTAGCATCTTTCATCCTGACAAGAAAATCAGGGAAATATCTATGTACCCTACCATCTACGGGAGATCTATACGGGATAATAGTTTCTTCGCTTTGCCACCAAATAACATCCGGATGCTCATCTAGCTTACTCATAACTAAACTTTCCCAACGTGAACGATAAATAATATTGTTGGCGTCGCCTTTGTATTTTTCTGGATGTTTTGGTTTGAAATAACCATGATATGTTTTGTATGCCATCCTACACCAATCATAAATAGTAAAAAGATATTTATAGGATAAACATATGACAATCGCCTCTGCATTAGTTAAAGGTGGAAGATTTGTAAAATCTGACCTCGGTCAAGCTGTTATTGTTGGTGGTTTAGCAGCCGTAGGAGCTGCAAAACTAGCCTTCTTAAAAACACCAGAAGCTACATCAAAATCTAAGTATCTAGGTAACTTGATGTTTCCGGCGGATCTTGTTGACCCATCTGCTAATCGTAATGCATATATAGCGATTCAGTTTGTCGAATATCAACGTCGTTCTATTTTCAATCAGCCATTTCTTTCAGCAGTTGGTGGTATTCGTTTGCCTGTACCAACAGAATTACGTGACAATACACAGGTGCAATACGCACCTGTAGGTTCTGACGCAGCAGTAGGCGCTGCTATTGAAGGCGGATTAGCAGGTAGAAACGGTGTGGGTAGTAGTGGTTCTATAGGCGCTGCAGCGATGGGAGCAGCTGGTGGAGCCGCTGCAGGAATTGTAGCTCAAGCTACTAGAGGATTAACGGCAGCTGCAGGTATAGATCCTGCACAGGCGCTCCAGCTTGGTGGTCTTGCTCAAAATCCATTCCTTACAGTATTATTTCAAGCTCCTGCATTTAAGAAACACAGTTTTTCTTGGAAACTGGCACCAAATAATGAAGAAGAATCTAATACTGTAAAAGAAATTATAGACACACTGAGATCTAATATGTTACCTGCTATGTCTGGAAACGCTGGCGGTACTCTATTAACATATCCAAACATGGCAATCATTAATTTATATCCAGATGAGACGTTTCTATATCGATTTAAACCATGCGTTATAGAATCACTTGATGTGAATTTTGCTGTTGGTGGACAACCATCTTTCTTTAAAAATACTAATGCTCCTACGCTAGTTCAAATTAACATTAACTTCCTTGAAATTGAATACTGGTTAAAAGAAGATATGGAAAATAATTCTTTACGTTCGAAAGGAGCTTTGTTTGGCTGAGAAATATTTCGCTAAATTCCCCCTCATTACTTACAATGATGCTCTGGTTCTTAACATAACAGAAAGAGCAATTGTAACACAGGATGCATTTAAAAACCCATACCTGTTTTATAAGTATGATTTGTCAGAGGACGAGCGCCCAGATCAGCTAGCTGATAGATATTACAACGACCAGTATATGGATTGGGTTTTATATCTTGGCAACAAGGTAACAGATCCATATACTGATTGGTATCTTAGCGAAAGAGATTTCCATAACGTCATAATCAAAAAGTACAACACAAATATCTATGATCTTCAATCTAAAACTATGTTTTACAGAAATAACTGGTACGAGAACGAAGAGAAAATATCGGTTTCTGAATATGGTGTTCTAGCCAACAACGTTCATAGATATTGGCAACCATATTATCATATGAGCAGCAGCCCTGCAGGTTATCAGAGAGTACAGCAGGATTGGGTTATTAATACTAATACTGTTAGAAAATATCATGCAGTCGCTACGGAGTTCGGTACTGGGTTCGTAGATTTTAAACCAAACGAAATTGTAGATATAATTTTTGATGAGAATGAAGAATATACTGGCAAAGGTCAGGTCCTTTTAGCTAACTCTACATATTTGACACTACAGCATATTTCTGGCATATCATTAGCTAATAGCACAATAGAAATTTCTGAAGTGTACAGTATTATGAAGGGTAGAGAAAGCGGCGCTCAATTAGGATTTGCTACCACTGAAGTAGTGGCGAATAACATATCTCTTGATGAGAATATCTACTGGAGTGCAGTATCGATTTATGATTATGAGAAAGAAAAGAACGAACAAAAGAGATCTATAAACGTTCTTGACAGTTCATATTCTATGAGAGTTTCCAACGAATTAACAAGGTTGTTGAAGTAATAAATGGCTGAAGGTTATAATCCAGGTGATATTATCATTGACTCATTCTCAGTCACCTCATCACGAGGTAAACTGAATCTTGCATCATCATTTGTTTCAGCTTCTATATTCGAGAGTATCTTCACTCCTGGTATCATAGGCGATATTGTTGTTCTTGATACGGACGATCAGCTTGGCCAATTAAAAATGACTGGCGACGAAACTGTTGAGTTATCATTTAAAGCTCCTGGTGGAGAGTCAGCGAAATACAAGTTCGCCCTACATGCGCTCGACGATCTTAAATCTTCTGGCTCACAGAAATCTAAGATGTACACTCTTAAGGTAGTGTCAGAGGAAGCTCTTCATTCTAAAACTAATTACATCCAGAAAAGCTTTAACTCTACCATTTCTGATATGGTAAAAGATATCCATAAAAACTTTATGAAGAGTGAGAAAGAAATCGAAGTAGAGGAAACTAAGGGTAAACAGAAGATAATCATCAGTCATCAAAACCCATATAAGGCTACTGATGTAGTGAGACGCCGTGGTATTTCTAATGAGAATAAATCTTCTAGCTTCGTATTTTTCGAAACCAGATCAGGTGGTAATCAGAAGTTTAAGTTCACTACTATCGAGAAATTATTCAATGGTGAAGTCGTAAAAAAATTCCAACAGTCAGACGCTGTTAACAGTAGCATGATGAACAAGACAGATAATAACATTCTAGCATATGAAGTACCCAAGCAGTTTTCCGCAACTGATCGTATCGCAACTGGCGGTAAGAGAAGAGTATCTTCATTTGATGTGAGAACACATACTTATAAAACTAAAGACATCGATACGGATGCAACCAAATATAAAACTGGTGGAACTGGATCTTATGATTCTTCTGAATTTAAATCGAAATATTTTAATCCTAAGATCCCACCACAAGCAGTAATACCTGTTGATACTTCACAAAGACCAGTGACAACTATCCCAGAACAAACAGCTGATCAGCAAGCTTTCCTTGCAGCATTAATGCAGAACGCTATGAAGATTAAAGTATATGGTGACGCTAATCTAAAAGCTGGTGATATGGTTGACGCCGCCATCCCTAACAAAGTAAGCACAACGAGTAATAAAGATACGGATCCTTTACTGTCAGGTAAGTTCCTCGTTTCTAGAATACACCATCAAATTGGTGGTGCTGGAGAACGACCAAGATATACATGCGTAATGGAGCTGTTGAAGGGTAATCTTGAAAAGGGTGTATCATGACAGAAAGAGATTTTGGCTGGGATAAATGGATAGCTGAAGTAGTTAACATAAATGATCCTGATCAATCAGGACGTGTGCAAATCCGTATTATCGGTAGACAAGATGATAAAGAAAATATCAAAGATACCGATCTTCATTGGGCTATCCCAATGCAACCAATTACTTCTGCTGCTTACGGTAAAATCGGTACGACGCCTCTTGGGTTAGTTAAAGGATCAAAGGTATACGGAGAGTGGTTTGACAGAGATTGTCAGCTACCAATCATTACTGGAAGCCTTGGTAAAGCTGGTGATCCAAAAGAAGGAACAACTACTGACGGTATACCAGAAATCGATATCAAAAAAGGTAGCATACCTGGAGCTGCTCAAAACTTCAGCGATCCTACACCTAATTATCCTTTCAGTAATTTGTATGGTAGTAAAATCGATATTAATAAAATTAACAATGAGGATGGATATAAAACAATTGCTACATACACGCCAGCGACTGGCGTTGATAATAAGATAGCAGTCGATGATAAATTAAAAGAGCCTAAGAAACCTACTACCGCATCTGCTAAGAAAGAAGACAAGAGCGATGTGTTAGATATCGTTAAACAGGTAGATCCGGACAAGTTAAGTCGCGTACTCCCAGACGCTGTTGATGGATTTTCCCAAGTTCAAAAAATAATGAGTATGACTAGTCCTGGTGGTATTGCTAAACTATTAAGTGGTGGTATTCAAGGAGCTATTGGCGAGCTTGCTAAAAATCTTGGGTTGAAAAATATCATGGGACCTTTAGCTGGCGTTTTAAATAGTGGTCTTCTACCAGCAAACCTTCAAGGTCCATTACGTTCTGCCCTCGCAGGTGTAGCGATGGCTCCAAAAGGATTAAATGGTTCTTTACTTAACAACGTTATAAGTCAAGTTGTTCCAAGGATCGATCCTGCGATCGGTATACCTTTAAAAACATTAATTTCTATAGCAGCTCCTTCGACTCATGTTCAGCAATATCATGCTCTCGGCAGAGAACCATATCCTGGTTATATCCAGTGGAAAGATCCTATAACTAATACAATAACATATACTCTTCGTGGTAGCGAACCTCATTACGCATCTGCTCAAGATCATATTCATGCAACGTCGGCTGCACAACTAGTATCAGGATTAGCTCCTGTAATGTCGAAGTTAGCCCAAGGCGGTACTTTATCTCCTGGAGACATTAATAAAATAGCAGGTACATTATCAAAAGGATTAGAAGGTGTAGCAGCTGATGGTCTTAAGAAAGTGTTGGGTGGTGGAGTAGATTTAAAATCTATTACCAAGTTAGCTAGCAAACTTATACCAGGACTTGCTGGTGGTATCGGTAACGTTATAGGAAGCCATTTACCTAAATCAGTATTAGATGTTGGTAAAGTTGGCGCTGCTATGAACGACTATACTAAAAACCAATCATTGCTTGCATTAAAGAAAAAAGAAATGAAGAAGTCAGTTGACCCAGAACCGCCAGCCCAGCAAGATGCTCAAATTAAAGCGTATCTAGCAGACAAAGCTGATCTTTCTAAAGTTTCAGATGCTGGGAATGCTGCTAAAGACTTAGCTACTAGTGCTAGTGGTTTAGATGGTGATTTTAGTGGTTTACCTTCTGCAGATGCTGTTACAGCAGCAACACCAGATCTTGCTCAAACACTAATACAAGATAATCCTGGAGGAACAGGTAATGCTGCAACAGACGTCGGTTCTCCGTTTGGATAAGGAATAAGATATGTCATATGATCCAAATAACGCTCATCCTAAAATTCAATTTCTTGGTAAGTATCCTAACTTACACGTTGTACAGGACCATGCTTTACAAATACTAAAAAGTTTAGAGCCAGGTAAAGAATCATTATTTCATGTGCTACCTACTGGTAATTATACAGGTCATGGACCTGACGGTGCTGAAGTAAATGTTACTGTAGGTAAACAGCACAAATATAATGCTGATGGTCATTCATCTACTACTGATGGTCACCAAGACAGTAAAATAAGTGGATCTAATCGTAGCGCTGTTCAAGGCGGCGACCATACTGAAATAGCTGGTAACAAATATGAAGGTGGTGGTGGCGTCAGTGTATCAGGTACAAAAGGTTCACAAATAACTCACTCTGACGGTGATATGTTCCACACGAGCGAGGGAAACATAATTACTGATCACACAGGATCCGTAAACCATAATTATACTGGTGATTTTGTTGACCAAGTTAATGGCAACAAAATGAATATGATCAAAGGTGAGTATGGTATCAATATATCAGAAGGCAATTTAGACATACAGATAGATGATGGTAAGGCTCGAATTTTTGCTTCTAGCGATATATTAATTGAAAGCGGCACGAAAATTACTCTTAAGGTTGGCACTTCAACAATTGTTATAACAGCATCTACTATTGAAATTATGGCTAAGGGTGGTTCTGGTCGAATCGATATCAACAAATGACGCACAAGTTTACTATATTAAAAAATGGTGTTCTTATCGATTATGATAAATATGAGGATATACCTGAATCTTTTGATAATGTGATACAGTTTTTACCCAAGATTCCTGAAGGTCCGCATACGCACGAGCAGCATGAAGAGATCGAAAAATGGAACGATAAGTTGAAAGAACTTATGAAAAGGGAAACACGTTAATGGCGGCAGCAACAAGAATAGGTGATGCAGACGTATCTCACTGCTCAGGAATGACTAGAGCTGCTGGATCGCCTAATGTATATGTTAATAAAATAAAATGGTCAAGACAAGGCGATAATAACACTTCGCATGATCTTCCAGGAGATCCATGTCCATCTCACGCTGCTCCTATTACCACAGGTTCAACGACAGTATTCATTAATGGAAAGGGCGCTGGTAGAGTTGGTGATGGTATCACAGGATGCACTTCAGTATCGGCTGGCTCATCTAACGTATTTGCAGGCGGATAAAATGACAACAAGAGCAGACAAATATAGCCCCACCCAAAAGCAAGATTACTTTTCAGACTTCTTGAACGATTTCGATCAGCATCCATTCAATCATAGCTTGTCTAAAGTGACAAATGAAAACGCTGTTAAACAGTCTATCAGAAATTTGATACTTACTAATCTCGGCGAAAGATTATTCCAACCAACCATCGGTTCAAATATCCGTTATTCTTTGTTCGAGCCTAATGATGTTGTCACAGCAGAAAACATTAATTTCTTCGTCAAAAGCACAATATCACAAAATGAACCAAGAGCAATACTCCTTGAGGTTAACGTTTGGCCAAGCCCCGACAATAATGCATTTGAAGTAAACATCGTTTTCTCTTTAATAAATAGTAATGCTCCTATACAGCTAAACGTAATTCTCAGAAGAGTAAGATAATGGCAAATAATAGCTCGTTAAGTCTCGTATCATTAGATTTCGATACAGTAAAATCGAATTTAAAGACATACTTAAAAACTCAAAGCGTATTCAAAGATTACGATTTTGAAGGATCAAACATCAACGTTCTATTAGATGTTCTTTCATATAATACGTATATGAATTCATTTTATCTTAACATGGCTATATCAGAAGCCTTCTTAGATTCTGCGCAACTACGTAGCTCAGTAGTTTCGCATGCGAAAGAACTAAACTACATTCCAAGATCTGCTAGATCTCCAAAAGCTCTGGTAAATATTACCATTACTGTTACAGAAGGAACTGCTGATACATTAGAAATACCAAAGGGAACACAGTTTAGTGGTACTAATGCAAATGGCGGTTTCACATATGTAACAGATGAAAACAAAATTCTCACATCTGTATCAAACGTATTCAGAGCTTCTAATGTAGCTATCTACGAAGGCTCTTACATCAACGAGGCATTTGTTGTTGACAGTTCAATAGAAAATCAACGTTTTATCTTATCAAATGACACTGTTGACACAACAAGCATTAACGTAACAGTGTCTGAGAATGACGGTTTAGATGTTTATCCGTATACCCAAAAAACAAATTTGTATGGTTTGACTAGTGCATCAAAGGTGTTTTTTATACAGGCGACTTTGGAAGGATCTTATGAAGTAGTATTCGGTGATGGTGTGTTTGGCAAAGCTCCACAAAACCAATCAACAATATTGGTAACTTATCGCGTATCAAATGGCGCATTTGGTAATGGAATTAAATCTTTCAATATCGATAAAGATCTAGGAGCGTATAATAGTGTTGCTGCTACAACTACAGTCACGACAGTTACGCCATCTACAGACGGCGATGATATTGAATCTTTAGAATCAATTAGATTTAGAGCAACTAAACATTATCAAACACAAGACAGAGCGATTACAATTAACGATTATATTAATATGATTTATGAAAATTTCCCTGAAGTAAAATCTGTTAGTGTATATGGTGGCGAATCTATAGTTGGTTCTGTCGAATACGGTAAAGTGTTTATTTCACCAGTAAGCCGTTCTGGAACCATTATAACAGAATCGATTAAGGCTGACATCGTCAAATATCTATCAGATAAAAATTCAATCGCGATTACACCAGTAATTGTTGATCCAGAATTCCTTTACATTATCCCAACTATAACTGCTACTGTTAATTTCGCCAGTACAAATTTAAATCCTGCTGACATTAAAGGATTATTGTTAACGACAATTAAATCATACAATAACACTACTCTTCTAAATTTCAATACAGCGTTTCGATATTCGAAATTTGCTACACTATTAAACAATACTGATGAAAGCATCGAGAGTATCCAGTTACACAACGTTATCAAGAAAATAATTACTCCTGCAACTAATGTAAGCCAGCCTTTCACATTATCATTCAATAATGCATTAATGCCAGGTACTTTGTTAAGCAGTCAGTTTTTGCTGAGTGATGGCAATACCTACAGGCTTACTGATTATAATCCAGAAAACGATACCTTTGTTAGAACAGGTTCACAAACTTCATATAATGTTACCAATACTAAAAACACTGTCTACTTAAGACAAATTACAGCAACGAATGTGCAAAATTACTTAGATATTGGTACGATAAATTATGATACTGGTAAAATAAGTATTAATGCATTAACTATCTTTAGTTTCTTAGGTAATCCAGGAATCGAATTCCGTTCGAGTACAAAATCTGAAGATGTATACGGTATTAAAAACGATAGTATCGAAATAGATATAAACAATGTTAACATCACAGTAGTATCTGTATGAGTATAGAAAAAAATATCTCACCACTTATCGAATCGCAATTTCCTAGCTTCTATCAAGAAGAAGGACCGAATTTCATTGCCTTCGTTAAGGCGTACTATGAATGGGCTGAGCAGCAAGACAATTTCATAAACATGACTCGTTCATTTTATGACATCAAAGACATCGATTCAACACCAGAAAAGTTCGTTAAGTACTTTAAGAATAAGTATATCTCATCGCTTCCAGAATCTATTATATCCGATAAGAAGCTATTAGTAAAGCACATTCTTGAGCTATATAGAACAAAAGGTACGAAGAGATCTTATGAACTACTCTTTCGCATTTTGTTTAATGAAGAAATAACATTTTTTATACCAGGTGATTTTATCTTCAAACCATCTGAAGCAGATTGGCATGTCCCAAGATATATCGAAATATCAAATCATCCATTGCTTGGAGAATTGATTGGCCGAAGAATTTATTCTAAGGATGATGGATTTGCGACAGTAGAATCTTACTTCGTTAAAATCGTCAATAATCAAACTATCAATGTGTTGATGCTTTCTGGTTTGGAAGGCAACTTCAAATTTAATGAACAAATATTTTGTGAAGATTTTCCTGAAATAACATCTGATAATGCACCTATAGTTTTCGGTTCGCTTTCTTCTATCAGCATCACCAATGGTGGCACGAATTTCGAAGTAGGACAATTTTTAAACGTTGATGCTGGTGGCGTTGGCGGTCTCGCTCGTGTAGCATCTGTGCGCGAAGAAAACGGTAAGGTAGAATTTACCCTCGTTAATGGTGGCGAAGGGTTTTCATTAGACGCTATTGTTACTGTAATTGGTGGGTTTGGAGCTGGCGCTAATTTCGAAGTTGGTGATATAACCAATAAAAAAATATACCTGATCGTAAGAGATAAAATAGATCAATTCAAAGAAACTACATTAGAAGATCCTGCTCAAGGATTTAAAATTGGTATCACTTCACCAACAGGTACATTTATAAATGGCGAAGTAGTATCATCATCAGCCAACAGCGTGACGCTCGACGTTCAAAATATTGATGGATTGGCAGCTAATGGAGAATCTTTTTCTAATACTGATTTAGGTGTTAGTAATTTAATTGCATATAAAGTTGACGGTAACTGTATTTACTTGACTACTAATAGTACATCAGATGCTAGTTTGACCAATGCGAATTTGAAAGTTGGAACTGTACTCATAAGTAACAGTAGTTCAGCTATAGTTAAAATTAAAAATCTTTATCCTAAAAAAACTATTACTGCTACCGGTAGTGTTGTAACAGCTAATACATCTGAAGTTATCGTAAATCAAACTAGTGGTTATTTTGTTCCTGTTTCGAAAATAACTGGCGCATGCGCTTCATACACAGCAACAATATCTACTTCTGAAAGAACAACAGATTGGGAATTTCCTTATGCTGTAAATATTAGCTATCTATCAAATTTAGATACTCCAATTAACAAACTATTGACTATTCGAATATTCGAAACTGGCACTATTGCATACTTGAAGAACGTTAACCCAGGAGATGGTTATTCTGTACCTCCAGTAGTATCGGTTATTGAACCGGACATTTACGATTTGAAATTGGCTGATGGACGTGGTGGTTATCAAGGATTTAATTCTATCATCACTACTAAGGCTGGTTCTGCTAATGGCATTGTTACTGCAGTAGAAGTTGTTGACTCTGGTTATGGCTACAATTTAGATCAGACGATTTACTTGAGCAGCCCAACAAATGCTACAGTCGTTAGCGGCACAACTGTTGTTGATACGAACGGTAAAGGTTATGGTTACTGGAGAAACAACAAGAGCTTCTTGTCTGACATTATAAATATCCAAGATAGCAATTACTATCAGAATTTTTCATACGAAATCGTAGCGCCTCGCATGATGGAAACTTATGAAAAGTATGTTAGAGATTTAATTCATCCAAGCGGAATGAAAATGTTTGGTAAATATGCATTAAATAGTTATTTGACAGACGATTATACTATACCTGGTCCATTTTCAATTACGCAATCATAAATAGATAAAATACATTGGATTAAAGAATGGCAGTTTTAACAATAAATCAGTATATCGATACTATCGATTCTTTCGTTAACAACGTAGAGAATTCGCGTAATTCATATTATCTTTTTTTCGGTAAGGTTAATTCTTGGGTAAATGCTGATGGTGCACCTGATGACACAGCTGTCCCTACCGCTGCGCCTTCGATTTTTTCATATGAACAAAGTATCTATAAAGATTTAGTATTCGGTAAGCTAATTACTCCGAATGATATCACTTACATGATTCCAAGATATGATTGGGAATCTGGAACAGTTTATTCTTCGTATAGTCAAACAGACGAAGCTTTATACGATAAACAATTTTATGTAATGAACAATTCGAATGAAGTATATAAATGTATCGACAACAATAATGGCGCTGAATCTACTGTAAAACCATCACTGAATATTACTAGTGGAGTATTTTCTACTTCTGATGGTTATGTTTGGAAGTATATGTATACTTTAGATTCAGACGATAATGTTAAATTTACTTCAACATATTATATACCTGTATCACCAAATAGTTCTGTTATCGATAATGCTGTTCCTGGTTCAATTGACTTTATTAAAGTTTCAAATACTGGCAACAACTATCAGGCATGGCATACAGGTTATCTGCAAAATTTCCAAAGTAATTATATCATTCAAATTGCTAATACTGCATCGCCAATTACCGGTAGATATGTAAACTCTGCTATCTATTTAAAATCAGGATTCGGTAGCGGGCAAATAAGAAATATCATTAACTATAACGGTCCAAACAGACTTGTTACTGTACCAGAACCATTTGAAACTTCAGTAGTATTAAATTTAACTAATTTCGACGGAACAGAAGCTGGTTTTAATACTGGGTTACTAGTAACTCAAAGAATTGATACACTATCGTACCTTTATCAAAAAGGGTTTTTCAATATCGGCGAAACCATAATACAGTCAGATACTGTTGCGACTGGGAAAATTATTAGCGCCAATGTTACTCAACTTAAAACTGTAAAATCAAGTACTTCTGATTTCGTAGCTAATCTACCGTTTTACAATACTGTTCAAAGTGCAGTATTAAAAACGGGTAGAGTAGATATTAAAACTAATGTTGTAAGATCAGGTGTAGTAATTAATCCTGGATCTGGTTACAATGCTAATTCTATTGCAACTATAACTATCAATCCGGATGAAATTGCTGGTGTTGGCGCTGGCGCTGTAGCAAATGCGCAATCTAATTCAACAGGCAGAATCAGTGCGATTAACATCGCTAATAGCGGTAGTGGTTATGTATTAGATCCAGTAATTGCTATCAATCCACCAGCTCCAATATATTTTAACTCTAACAGTTCTGTTAACTCAGTAAGTAATTTCATTAGCCTTGGGTCTAATAGTTCTCTTTTCGCTAACGACGATACAGTAAAATACCTTGTAGCTTCTGGTAATACTGCTCTGGCGGGACTCGCGAGCGGGAACTATTATTTTGTTGTATCTGCCAATAGCTCAGGATTTAAAATATCTACTTCCGGTGGTGGTACTCCAATATCTCTTACTAAAGGTTTAACAGAATCTGGACATTCATTTACTGGCGAAACAGCTACTGCAAATGTATCTATTTTAACTTACGTAATAACAGCTAACAGTACTACTCCACCATCATTCGTTTCTGAATTTGCTGTTGGTGATTATCTAAGAGTCGGTGTTGACACTACTAAAAATATTCGTCGTGTGTTGGCAGTTAACAGCAGTGTAATTACTGTTAATTATCCATTAGCTACAAACGCTACATCTAACAGTATTTACTCTGTGCCATATGCTGCCATGCCAACTTCTGCAGCATATACATTAGCTAATGGCATAATTTCTAATACCAACTTAACTAGCGTTACTTTAACTTACAGCAATTCTTCGATAAACAGTTTGCTATTCACTATAGGTGAAAGAGTTGACATGGTCGGCGAAAACGATGTTAAACAAACTGCAAATGGTATTATTTCTTTCTGTAATACCAGCACTATTATTTTATCAGCAGTTATTGGTACGTTTGAAACAGGTCCAAATAATTTTATCCGTGGCGTTTCTAGCTTGCAAAAAGCTCATATCGATACTCAAATTTCTTTCCCGAATATAACATTAGAATCGCCTGAAGGTAGATTTATTTCTGGTCAAAGAATATCAGTAAAAACATTACCAGAATTAGTTGAAGTTGCCAATGCAGATTTGATTGCTTCTTATCGTATCCCTAACGAACTAACGGAATATATAATTTCACCAGCTGTTACTATTACTGGTGATGGCGAAGGTGCTCTTGCGTATTCTGTAGTTAACTCTACCTTTGGTTCGGCTAATGATGTTACATCCGTTGTTGTTTTAAATCCTGGTAACAATTATACTTACGCTAACATCAGCATAACTTCTAATAATATTTTTGGTTATGGAGCTTTAGCTGAGCCTGTTATTTCTCCGTTATCTGGTCATGGTTATAATCCATATAAAGAATTAGGCGCTCGTTACGCTGGTATTTCAATGACTATTGACACGGGCGAAAACGAAGGCTATAAATTCCCAGTATTCGGTAGCTACCGTAAAGTCGGTATTATCGAAAATCCATTGTTTGAAGATGTGTCAGTACATATCGAAAATTACACTCGCATTGATTTGACATATGAAAATATTGATGGACCTGGATTTGAAGTTGGAGAATATTGTGTACAATCAAATTCTTCCGCCGCTGGCATTATCGAATTTGCTAACAGCACTTTCCTTCATCTTAAAAACACTGTAGGTAATTTCGTTGAAGATATTGGCGCTGATGACATTATAGGTTTATCTACTGGTACTACAGCTAACGTTATAGTTGCCAATGTAGCTAATTTTATTGCATCTGACGTAGAAATTGTTTCTGAAATTACTTCCAATGCTTATGGTCATGTAATAGAAGCTAATAACACTGTACTGAAACTTACTGATGTTTCTGGTCGATTTGACATCAATGATGTGGTGTATGACGCCGCTATCAATGCTTATGCAGATGTTACAGCCATCTACACAGTAAATAACACTATCGAATCTAGTTCTAGTTTCGGCAGAAAATTTTCTCAGGTTGCACGTTTAACTTTAACATCTAATACTGGTTCTTATGTAGTAGGCGAAAGAGTTACGCAGGATATCGTTCAAGCTTCTGGTTACGTATTTAATACCGACCAAGATATCGATATTGTATATGAAAATATTGATGAAGGCGGCTCATTTAATATCGGTAATGAAATAACTGATGAAACTACTGGCGCTACAGGTCTTGTAACATATGCTAATACTACATATTTAAGAGTAACAGCGAAAAATGGTAGTTTCGTGGCTGGTCACACAATACTAAATAATGTAGATATCGCTGCTACTATTACTAATGTATATCCTGTTCTAATTTTAAACGATGTTAAAGGTAATAGATTCCAGCAAGGAACTTATATAATTGTTGGCGATCAAAGTGGCGCAGTTGGTAGAAATCAAGTAGCTTCTACCATCATTTATCCTGAGTTAGTAAGAGATAGTGGATCGATAGTTTATTTCGAAAATATAGCTCCTATAACTAAATCTAGCACGTCTAAAGAAAAAATTAATTTGATTATTAAGTTTTAGAGGAAAATATGGCATTACAAACAGACTTATCACGTAGTCCTTATTATGATGATTTTGCTGTCGATAAGAACTTTTATAGAGTTCTTTACAGACCAGGAACAGCCGTACAAACTCGTGAACTTAATCAGATGCAAACTATTTTGCAAGACCAAATTGATAAATTTGGTCGTCATATTTTCACAGAAGGTTCGGTAATTGAAGGTTGTTCTTTTACTTTCGATAAAAACTATGATTATGTAAAAATTAATGATGCATATTCTAATGGTACAGCTATCGCTAACATATCTGACTTTCAAAGTAGATATGTTTATAATACTAATGGCCTAACAGCTATCATCGTTAATACTGCATCAGGATTTTCTGCTAGAGACCCAGACCTTAATACCATTTACATCAAATACAATAACGTTGGTACTTTCCCTAACGGAAGTATCCAAAATATATTTTCTAATAATGAAGTACTTGTACTATCGGGCAATACAGATCCTGCAAATACCACTTCAATTGTAGGTAACATTACTGTTGCAACTGTTATAGCGTCTACCGGTAAGGGGTACGCCTTCACAACTACACAGGGTGTAATTTTCCAAAAAGGTTTCTTCGTTAATGTAAGACCACAAACATTAATTGTATCAAAATATAGCAATTCTCCAAACAATATTTCAATTGGTTTTAATAGTATTGAAAATATTGTTACTCCAGAAGCTGATACTTCATTGTTAGATAATGCCGCTGGCGCACCTAACTATGCTGCACCAGGCGCTCACCGCTTGCAATTAATTCCAACTCTTTATACAGCTGTTACTACTGAAGCTACTAGTAATACTTCATTTTTCTCTCTTGTAGATTTTAAAGATGGCGTTCCTGTAAGTATCAAGGATACAGCCGAATATGCCGCTCTTGGTAAACAGTTAGCTAAAAGAACATATGAAACTAATGGTAATTATATTGTTTCACCATTTTTGCTTTCTACCAGTGCAAAAAATGCAGACGATGTTAACTATCATGATTACGTAAACCTTCTATCATCAAGAGGTATTGGTTACGTAGAAGGTTATAGAGTTGAGTATGTTAACAATAATAGAATTAATCTAAGAAAAGGCACTGATACAGAGCTTATTTCACAACAAACACTTAGCGCAAACTATGGTAATTATGTTTACGTTAAAGAATTTTGTGGCGATTTCGATTCAGAAAATATCGCTACAGTTGAACTTCATGGTAATGCTTATAAGACAGCTGTTAGCGGGCGCGAATATCTCGGTGTAGCTCACGGTACAGCTAAAATTGGTGAAGCTATCGTAAAAGGCGTAGCATATGAATCTGGTATAATTGGTACAGCAGACGCTGTATATAGATTATACTTGACTGGTATCATTATGGATAATGGTCAAAATTTTGCTAATGTTAAAAGCATCATACGTTATAATGGCGCAGTAAGAGCTGTTGCAGACATTATCCCAACTAAAAATGCTACTCTTGATGCAGATATTTCTAGTGTCCAAGAACCAATGTTGAATACTTTGATTTTCCCAATGGGTCAGTCGGCTGTTAAACCAGACGGTATTACCGCTGCATCTTATGTTTATAGAAATAAAGCAACATCTTCTATTCAAACTACTGGCATTATGACTTCTAATTTGCCAAGTCCAGTAGATGGCTCTGGTGCAGAACAATTTAATGTTTCAGGCGATCCAATTTCTAGAGCAGAAGCAGAATCATTCGTCGTAATACCAACAGCAAATGCTGTTTCTACAGTAAAATCAGGTAATATTACTGCTAGTAGTGGCGCTACAACAATAACTGCAACTAGCTCACCTCATTTCGATACTGAATACAGATCTGGTGATATGATCCGTATTAATGGCGAATATTATGAAATTGCTAGTGTTGATAGCGCCAGCCAAATAACATTAAAAACTGGTCTTGAAACCAGTGTTAGTGCGAACGCTCACTACAAAGCATTTATATCTGGCATTCCAATTGATTTTACTCAGCCTAACAGATCAATTAGTATTTCTGGTAGCACTGCTACCTATACTCTAGGTGACACATTATTAACTACTTTATCAACTGCAATTTACCACGATATTAAAAGAACTAATGCTATTTCGATTAAGAAAAATATTGTCAAAAATGCATTCGTTAAGATTAATTGCAAAACGCATCCTAATGGTAATGGCGCTATTTTCCCAACATGGTCATTAGGTCTTGGCGACGTACAAAAAATTAATGGCATTTATATTTCTAATGTCGAAGACACATACGCTAATTCTACTAATGCTCCTGATTCATCAAGCGGATTTATTTTTGAAGACAATCAATCAGAAAATGTATATGGTTATAGTTACATAAGATTGAAGACAGGCTCAACAGGAGTATTGTCAGCTAAATCAACTATGTTAATTGATTTAAACTTATTTACTCATGATAGATCACAAGGCGTTGGATTCTTCACTGCCAATTCATATCCTATTGATGATGTTAATCTTGCAAACACTACAGCTATTACTACTGCAGAAATTCCAAAAGTAGTATCTAGAAAAAACATAACTTATGATCTTAGAGACTGCGTAGACTTCCGTCCTTTCGTTCAAAATGTTTCTACTGTTACTCAAAATGAAGCTAGCGCATCTGTAAACCCTGTCAACGTTGGATTAGATATTCTTCCAGCTGGCTCTTATCTGCCTTCTCCTGATTCAAATTGGTCAGCAGACGTTGTGCATTATCTACCAAGAAAAGATCTTGCAGTAATTGATATTAAAGGTCAGTTTAAAATAGTTGAAGGCGTATCAAATGCAAGACCTTCTCCACCAGTTAAACCTACTGGAACTATGGCTCTCGGTATAATAACTATACCGCCATATCCTTCTTTGACACCAAGACAAGCTAAACTGCTTGATAGATATGATTATTCTATCACTACTAAGATTACTCAAAATAAACGCTACACGATGCAAGAAATTGGCACGTTGGCGCAGAGAATTGATAACTTAGAATATTATACATCGCTTAATCTTCTTGAACAATCAACTTCAAATATGTTGGTTAAAAATGATACTACAGGTCTAAATCGTTTTAAAAACGGTATGCTTGTTGACCCATTTAACGGACATGATGTTGGAGATACTTTAGATCCAAATTATAATATTAGTATTTCCAAAGGAGAGCTTCGTCCAAGATTTGCACAAAGACAAGAAGTTTTTGATTACGATCCAGAATTAAGCGTTAATACTGTCCAGGTTGGACCATACGTAATGTTAAATTATAAACAGGTAGGATGGATTGCGCAAAATTATGCTAGCAAGGTCCGTAATTGTGTTGAAGGAAATATATTCGTTTATAAATCTAGTGTAACTTTAACACCAAATTATCAAACATCGCCATCATTAAAAGATACTCCAACTGTTAGTGATACGTTAGATTTAGCTTCGAACTGGATTAATCTAAAGAAGGCTTGGGGTACTCAATGGGGTAATTGGGAAACTGTTCCTAATTCTTCTAAATCTACACCTTCTGTTGGCGATAAAACAGAAACTAGTAGACAAACTGACGCTCAAGGTAATGTTTATAAAACGTTTAACCAAAAAACTACCACCACTACTACAACTAAACAAACTACAACTGGCACTATATTAGATCTTACTGCTCCTAAAACTACTGACATTAAACTTGGAGAATTTGTTACAGATGTAAGTATAATGCCTTACATCCAAAGTGCAAGAATAAAATTTAGCGCTACTGGATTGAAGCCTGGAGCTAGACTTTATGCATATTTCAATAACATCGACGTTACTGGTTGGTGTATGTTAACAGATTTGTATTTTACTGTCGGTTCAAGAGAGTACATAGCTGGTGGCGGCGCTCCTCTAAAGGTTGGTAATGATGGTACTATCTATGGTTATTTTCTGATTCCTCCTAGCCAGTTCCAAGCAGAAGAATTGACCTTTATGCTTTGTGATGTTGATAATTTAACTACTAAATTTAATAACATCACTACACAAGCGATTGGTACATATTATGCTAGCAAACTTTCTGTTGGTAAAGGACAAGCAACCCTACGTACAAGAGATGTTGTTTTATCTTCCCATGAAGTATATGATGAAAAAGAAATTAAAACTACTACAACAGATAACAATGTTACATTAGAAGTTGAGCAGGGTCCAAAAATTGAACCTGTAATTAACATATTCAATGATAACAGAGTTACCAATAACATAACTAATAACATAACTAATCACATAACAGAAAATCATACTACAGTTACTAACGTTGTTAATAATACTAGTGTCGTTAATAATAATACAGTAGTAACCCCTACAACAGTAACAGAAACTAAAGATGTTTCAGACTATACTGCAAGCGCATGGGAATCTAGTGGTGGCGGCATAGAAAGTGCATATGGGGATGAAGATGATGATGGTGACGATGATGATTGCTCATGCGAGGGCGAAGATGATGATGATGATGATGATGATGACGATGATGGCGATGAATAAGATAAATATAAAGTATTCATAGAAGGTAAAAAAATGAAACCAATTGCACAAACATTTTATGTTAACGAACCTGATAACGGTGTTGCTGGCATTTATTTAACCAGCCTTGAATTATTTTTTGCATCTAAAAGCGATAGTTTAGGTATTACAGTAGAAATTCGCGATACAGATAATGGCAATCCAACAAAATACGTTCTTCCTCTTGGTAGAACTAAATTAGCTGCTGCCGACGTTAAAATTAGCGATGACGCTTCTGTTTCAACATATGTACCTTTTAATGCTCCATTATTTTTACATTCTGGTACTTCATATGCAATTGTAATTATACCAGACGGCGGTAACCCAGATTATACTATTTGGACAGCTGATATAATTGGCACGAAAGACGCACCTGCTATCGACGTAACGACTGGTAGCCCAATCAAAACTAATAATGATACTGGTACTTTATTCTTATCATCTAATGATCTTCAATTTACTGCAGTTCAAACAGAAGATATAAAATTTAAATTATACAGAGCTGATTTTACAGCTACTTCTGGTGTAGCAGCATTTACATCAAAAAGATCAGATTATATAATGGGCAAAGAAAAAATCGGTAGTTTTTATCCTAGAGAACGAGTAGTGGTATCTAATAACAACTACAGTTTCGCTAGATTGATTATGTCTTCTAATACAGGAGCATTTACTGTTGGTGAGAAAATATTTCAAGCTAACAGTACTGGTAGTAATGTTGCAACAGCTGTTATAGCGACTGCTAATCAAACTAATCTTAAACTAACAAATTGTGTTGGTACCTTTGTTACTTCATATCAAGTAAAGGGGTTTGTTTCTAATGCGAACGCTGTCATCACCTCGGTTTATGACAGCGTAATTACTACAGCAGGTTCGAACACTATTACTGTTCCTTTTACTAATACATTTTCTTCTGCAACAAACCAATTAATTTTTGTTGGAGCAAATGATCGTTCAACTATACAGGTTGGTACAGTAACTGAAATAATTGATGGCACTACTTTAAGAATTCGTGCGAATGCTAGATTTTCTGACGGCAACTGTTTATTTGGAGCTATCAGAGGCGGAGCTGGTGGCCTGGGTGGAGCAGAATTACTATATGGTGGGATAAAAATTGAAGATGATCCGATAAATCCAAACGTCGTTAAATTTATCGTAGACAACGTTACTTCTAATACTACTGTAAATTTCAGTAATTCTAGAGGAAAGTATATTATTGGTCTTGTTTCCGGCGCATCTATTAAAGTTACTAGCGTATATAATAGCTCTTACACCGCTATTGTTCCTCAATTTGCTGACATAGCGCCTCCACAAACTAATACTTCTTGGTCGTTTGTTGGTGCTAGTGGTCCAAATAAAACAATGGATTCTGAACCTATCCCACTTACTAATAATGTTGAAAAAGAATTGTATGATTATCCAAGATCACTAATGTCAAGAAGTAATGAGTATAATGCATTACCTCCTGGCAGAAAAGGTGATACTACTATTCAAGTTTATTCTGCAATGACTACGTCAAACAATAAAATTTCGCCATATATCGACGTCGGCGCTTCTAGAATGGCAACGTTTACTTCTAATCAAATCGTGCCAAAAGAAAAGCTTTATGGATTTAAAATGGTAGTGGAAGATAATCCATTTACTATTGGTGATTATATCATGCAGAAAAATGATAGTACTGGCCACGTATCTGGAAGAGGATATGTTGATAACGTAACACCGAATTTAATCGTTATTACTGACGTTACAGGATTTTTTACAGCCAATTCAAGTTATGATTTGTTAAAAACAGATGATTATTCTGTCAATACTATTGCACAAGAATATAGTTATTTTAGCGAAAATTACAATGCAAACTATACAGGAACTTCTCGTTATATTTCGAAGAACGTTGTTCTTGCTGAAGGTCAAGACGCCGAAGACATTCGTGTTTTCCTAACTGCTTACCGTCCTGCAACTACAGATTTCTTAGTATATGCAAGATTTCAAAACAGAGAAGATGTACAAAAATTTGATAGCAAATACTGGACTAAACTTGTAGAAATATCATCACCTTCAATGTTAAGTAGTACTGCGAACGTTGATGATTTCCTCGAACTAGAATATGGTTTACCAAGAAGCGTAGAACTATTTGCTAATTCTTGCACATGTAATTCTACAAGTAATTGGATTACTATCAGTTCTTCAGAACAAATTAATCAAAATGATATTATATATTTAAAAGATATCGAATCGACTAAATTTTTTACTGGTAAAATAATCAGAATTAATGCTGCTGATACTACTAAGGTTCGTTTGGAAGAAACCCCTCCATTTGATATTGCTAATGCAGCGTTTGGCGTGATTCCAGATCTTATCGACAAGCGCCAAGCTTTTGTGTTCAGCGATAACAGTAATATCGTTAGATACATGAATAATAAATACGCTATATTCGATTCATATAAATCTTTCGCTATTAAGATTGTTCCTGTTTCTGAAGGAACAGCGGTCTTTCCAAGAGCGAAAGATATGAGAGCAATAGCATTGCAGGTGTAATATGGTTGAGTATTTAAGAGTACAAGATCACAAAAATCTACTTCGTCAAAAAGGTAGCAAGGGTATTGTAAATTGCGATAATAACGAACTCAATAAATATAAGTTAGAACGTGAGTATAAGTTAAAAATGGCTACAGTCGTTAAGGAACATGATACCATGAAAAATGATATTAATGAAATTAAAGATATGCTAAGAACTCTATTAGGAAAAATGTAATAAATGTCTGTAGAAATTTCCCAAGTATCAAATTCGCAATCATTTGGCGTTCTCGTTCAAAGAGTAAACGACGTAGCTGAAACATTATCAAGTAATGTTGTAACTACTGGCGCATTGTCTGGTGGTGCTGTTACTTACGGTAATGCATTTATCAGTGGTATTCTAGGTTCAAATTTAATATATGCTTCGCAAATTTCTGGTGGTAATATTTCTACTAACAGCGCCCTCGTTATCGTTTCAAACACATATGTTAACAATTATCTCACAATCGGTAATACTTCAGTTAATGCTGCTTTTGGTTACGTATCAGAAACACAGGCGATTGGCACATTTAATGCTTCTGTAAATTCATTTATTGAAGCAACTACTACTAACGATAATACTGGTCCTAATGCTTCTGCTGACTTTGTAGTGTATAACGATATGCACGATCAAGGCGTGTTTTTAGACATGGGTATTAACAGTACCAATTGGGCGAATGATGATTGGACTATCAACGGTCCTAGTGACTCATATCTATATGCTTCTGGTGGCGACCTTTCTATCGGAACCGCCGAAGAAAACTATATCAGTTTCTTCACTAATGGTACATTTATTGAAAATCAAAGAGTAAAAATTACTTCTGGCGGTAATGTTGGTATTAACAATACAGCGCCTGATGCTAGACTTACTGTTACTGGTACAGCTAACGTTTCTGCTAACGTTAGAATCGGTGGCGTTACTACTATTGCAAACAGTATCAGTGTAGTAACGGTTGACTCTAACCTTATTCCAAAAACAAATAACCTTTACAACCTCGGTAACTCTTCCAATCGCTGGGCTTCATTATACGTTTCAGGTTCTACAATTTATCTTGGTACAGTAACACTTACTGATAGTGGTGGCAATCTAAGAATGCCTGGCGGTATCGTTGATGGTACGCTTACCGTTAATAGTTCTATCACAGGTTCAAATAGTATAGCTATTACTGGCAATGCTACTTTCAGTAATACGATAGCTGTTACCGGTAACGCCGTATTCAGTAACTCTATTGCTACTACAGGTAACGCCGTATTCAGTAACTCAATCGCTGTTACTGGAAATGCTACCCTATCAAATACTATATCCGTTACCGGCAATGCTACCTTTAGTAATTCGATAGCAGCCACAGGTAATGCAACTTTTAGCAACTCTATTGCAGTAACAGGTAATGCTACCTTCAGTAACTTAATAGCCGTTACAGGCAATGCTACTTTTAGCAATACTATTGCAGTAACTGGCAATGCTGCTTTCAGCAACCAAATGACTGTAACAGGCAACGTCGTAATATCAAATACTATTGCAGTAACAGGTAACGCTACCTTTAGTAACCTCGTAACGATCAGCGGCGACGTTAGCGTAGTAAACAGTAATATCAGTATTACAACTAATAGTGCTATCGGGTTTAACGTTGGCAATTCTACGATTAATACTACTGCGAATACTTCTTCTTTCAGAACTGGCAACAGCACTAATTTTGCTTTCGTTAACTCTTCTTACATAAGTCTTAGCAATTCTACTTCTACCTTTGCTTTTGTTAACACATCTACTCTAAGTGTAACTAATATTGCAGGTCTTATAACTACTGCATCTCAACCATTAGTTGCTGCAAACAGCGCTGTATATCTTGGTGGTAATACTGCTGCCGATTTGAAAGCATACGCTGACGCCGCATACTCGAACGCCATAACAAATGCAGGTAGAGATGCAGCTGGTCTTACTACTGGAACTTTACCATCAGCTAGAATGTCTGGCTCTTATACCGGTATTACTACTGTTGGTACTCTAAGCACACTTACTGTAGGTAACAGTACTTCTGTAGCTACTATATCAACAAATAACATTACTACAACTGGTAACGTTAGTGTTGGGGGTAACTCATCAGTAGCAGGCAACTTAACAGTAACTGGAAATACTTCAATTACTGGCAACTTGGTAGTTTCCGGAGCTTTTACCAATTCTGTCATCGCTGGCGATTTGACAGTTCAAGGTAACTTCAACGTTGTTGGAACTACTTCATCAGGTAGTAGTGCTACTGGCGACATTATACCATCCGCTAATTCTATTAATCTTGGTAGTACAACTAAAAGATTTACTTTGTGGGCAATGGGCGCTAATTTCGCTAATCCTGTTACAGTAACAAATTCTGTTTCGTTTGGTAATACTATGCCATCAACTAACGCTGTTCTACTTGGTAATAGTACACTACGTTGGGAATTGTCATCAAATAGTATTTTAGCTAATAACATTACTGTAAGTAATACTCTTGGTGTAGCAGCTAACTCTACTTTCTCTGGTAATGTTTATATTACTGGTCTAGCTTCGTTTACTTCTAATACTACAGCAGCCAATAATATATTTACTGCTAACTCTACTTTCTCCGGTAACGCTACTTTTAACAGTAATGCTACTTTTTCTGCTAATATAGCTGTGTCAAACGTTACTATTAATAGTGTTTCTCAACTATATTCTACGAAATATCTTGTTCAAGCCAATACTACTTTAGTGCACACAGCAGATGCTTTCGCTGCTGGTACATACAGATCAGCTGAATATATCTTGCAGATGACCAGCGGGCAATATTATCAATCAAGTAAATTATTAGTTCTTCATGACGGAATTAATGCTTTAGTTACTGAATATGCTCAACTAGCTACTGCGAATTCGTTAGGTACATTCAGCACTGATATTAATGCTGGTAACGTAAGACTACGTATGACGCCCGCTAGTCCATATAGTATAACTGCTAACTCTACTGGTGTTAGTAGTGCTGCAAACAGTATTTCTCTTGGTTTAGCAAGTACATATTTTGCTCTTAATGATAGAATATACTATACTGTTCCAACAGGTAATTCGGCTGTAGGTGGTCTTACTGGAAATTCAGCGTACTTCATTAGCTTCGTTAATTCAACTGCTTTAGCGTTATCATTAACTTCTGGTGGTGCGAATATCGACTTAACAGAAGCGAGAACTGGCGCTGGCGAAACCCATTATCTAAGAGGCGACGTTACGGTCGCATTAACTGGAACGAGCTTGGTAGTGTAACATGGCAACAAAAGCTAACATAACTATAGATCAGGGAACTACGTTTAATACTGAAATCGTATTGACGGATGAAGAAAATAATCCATTAGACCTTAGTGGTTATACTGGTTTAGCTCAAATGCGTAAGAGTTACACATCATCAACATATAAAAGTTTCGTAGTTACTTTAAGTGAAGGTATAGTTTTGTTATCTATGAATTCTAGCAATTCTTCTTCATTAACTGCTGGCAGATATGTTTATGATGTCCTTTTAACAGATTCACTAAATAATGTAAATCGAATTATTGAAGGTATCGTTACTGTTACACCGAGGGTTTCTGTATAATGACGACTATTAAAGCTGTTGTCAAAAATCCAGCTATCAATTCTATAACTGCCGATATTAAAACTCCATTTTCAGGCGTATCTGGTTCTCCAGTTACACTTAAAAATAATTTAGCTTCTGTAAATCAAAATTATATCCACAATTTGTTAGACGTTGTTGAAGGTAATCCTGCTGATGGAGATACATTAGTGTACAACGCCACAACAGATAAATATGAAGTAAAACAAATTACTGTGATCGTTTCATCGATAGATGGCGGATCTTTCTAAATTATGATTAATTAATAAAGGAGAAAGATAATGGCTGACAACAAAATTCAAATTAAACGCTCTGCTACGAATGCAGTAATACCTGCATTATCAAACGGCGAATTCGCATTCAGTGGTAACAGCAATACACTTTGGATCGGCGCTCCTGATGGTTCTAGTAATATAAGAATTGCTGGTCAGCAATCCCCTGGAACATTAACAGCTAATCAAGCTCTTGTCGCCAATAATACTAGCTGGTTAGATGCTATTAAAGTATCGAATGCAACGCTGGAAAAAGTATATGCTAATGGCGGTTTTGGTTCGGTAGGTCAGGCGCTTGTTTCTGGCGGTGGTGTTAATAACGTTTACTGGACAGATATAACTGCAGGTCTTACAATTGGTGGCTCTAATACACAAGTTCAGTTCAACGATTCCGGAGCACTACAAGGCAATTCAGCCTTTACTTTCGATAAATCGTCAAATACTTTATCAGTACAAAATAACGTTAGCGCTGGTTCGCTAACTATTACTGGCGCTTTGAAAGCTAATACTACTGTTGGTACTGCAGGTGATGTACTGTATTCTAATGGTTCTGTAGCTTATTGGGCGGCGGCTCCTGCTAGCTCTTCTGTTAGTGGGTCTAACACATATATCCAGTTTAATAATTCTGGAACTATGGGATCTAATAGTAGACTTACTTTTATCTCAGATCAAAATTTCGGCACTTTAAGTATCGGTAATAGTACAGTTAATTCTACCATCAATTCTACATCTTTCAGCGGGCTTGCATCTAATGCTTCAGCTGTCGGCGGTAATACTGCTGGAGATCTCAATACATATGCTAGCGATAAAGCTGCAAATGCTTATTCTAATGCAATGGCTGATACGCTTTCCAGAAATGGTTCTTATACAGGTAATTCTACATTCGGTGGCACGAATACTGTATTTAACAGTAACGCTGTATTTGCTGGAAAAATTATATCTAACTTTATACCAGCTGCTGATGCTACCTATACTCTAGGTAATTCCAGCTTAAAATGGGCTTCTCTTTACGTTTCTGGTAATACTATCTTTATCGGTAACTCTTCAATAAGCGTAGACAGTTCAAATACCCTTACTTTTGGTGGCTCTAATAGTATAATTGCTAATACAGTTAAAGCTAATACTATTACAGCTGCTGATGGCGCTACTATTACTATGAATTCGAATGTAACCATATCAGCGGCAAATGTTCAAATTAACTCTGGTCAATTAAATGTTAGAGACGTTGTAGTTGCTGGTAACTTGACTGTCAGCGGTACTCTAACAAGTATCGATACTACTACTTTAATTGTTAAAGATGCTAACATTAGATTAGCTAACGGTAATAGCACTGCAGATACTACTGATATTGGTTTTTATGGCGTTTCTGGTAATAGTAGCACTGTATACTATTCTGGTATGGTCAGAAAACATGATGCCGTGGGTGCCAGCTTAACTAATCCTATATTTACTCTGTTTTCATCAACTACAGAACCAACAGGTGTGGTTGATGATACTGCAGGTGGTTATAATAAAGGTACGCTTAATTCATACTTAAACAGTAGTGCATTAATTGCAAATTCTACTGTAACAAATATTACTGCAAACTCTACTGTATCAGTTGCTCTTGTTGCTAATACTTTAAGCTTATCTACTGCTCTTGCTGCTACTTATGGTGGCACTGGCCAAACTGGGTATACGGTTGGTGATATACTTTATGCTTCAACTACTACCGCTCTAAGTAAGCTGGCTGTCCCTGCATCTGTAGCAAATGGTCAAGTACTGCAGATTACTAATAACCTACCTGCATATGGTACACTTGATGGTGGTACGTTCTAATATATTCGTTACAGGATTATTATACCTATGAATGAAGAATTTGTCAATGTTTATATTGAAATGATGAGTAAAAAAATTGAAGAACTGACTCGTTCTGAAATAATGATGCAAACAAGGCTAGCGATTGCTGAAAAGTTAATCGCTAGTCTTCAAATAGAAAATCAAAAAATGAAAGCTTCCTTAGATAAGAAAGCTCCAAAAAAAGAAGTAGAAGTATTCTAACCTCGGTATATACCGTTTATGAGGGAGCCATATGGCTAATAATGTATTTCAAGTAAAGAGAACTTCTGTAAGTGCTCGCACTCCAAACGTAACCAGTACAAGTAATAGCACATATATAGCAGCTGGCGAACTAGCGCTGAATATGGCCGACGGTATTCTTTATTCATCAAATGGCTCAGCTTTAATTACACTTACTAGTACTGGTGGCGTAAACCAGGATGCTCAGTATACGTGGACGAATACACAAACATTTGCAAATACAGTCACACACAATAATGATAAAGCTTTACGTTTTCAAACGATTAATACAACTGCTTATTCTTTTTTTATTAATCAAAACGATGATAACTTTGTATTTTATACAACAAATACAGCTTATGGTCCCAGACCTGTATTTTCAATATACGCTAACAGTATAACAAGTAATCTCAATTTTGCTGTTAGAACTAGTCACGGCGGTGGGTTAAATATTCCTACTGGTGTTACTATCCTTGATTCGACTGGTTCCCAAGGTACTGCAGGTCAAGTATTAACATCTAATGGTAGTTCTAATATTTACTGGTCTACTGTAACTGGCGGTGGTGGTCTAACTTCTATTTCTGGCTCTGGTAACGTAGCATATGATTCGAGTAGATTAGGAGCTGTTGCAGCTGCTAGCTACGTTCAAAACACAGAATCAAGAATTTTATCAGGCAACTTAAACTTTACTGGTACCAACAACGTATTCGGTACTATGTATACGGTAGGCTCTGTTCCTGGAGCTGCTGGTAATTCTGTAAGCGCCAATGTCACAACTATTCTTATTGGTAATAGTACAGTATTTGCAACAATTAATTCTACATCATACACTGGCACCGCTACTGCAACAGTTTCTGTTTCTAACACATTTACTTGGACTAACGTTCATACATTTTCGAACACAACAACATCAGGTAATAATACTTCTGGTGCAGTTAAAATTACTGGCGGTTTGGGCGTAAGCGACAACATATATACCGATGGACGTGTCGGCTTTGCTAACTCAACGAATATAAGCGTAGTGTATATGTATTATAATGAAACTCTTGGGACTCTTGATACGGTATTTGGATAATGGCTCTAGTTTCTAGATTAAATTCGTCTGGTAATTTTTCAATACAAAATACTGGTGTATTTGATGAGGTTACAGGATTAACAGGAAAAACAACTCAACAAGATAGCGACGGTACTCATACCATAGCTGGTATATATGATGAGGTTACGATACCAAATAATTCATATTCTGTTTTGTTTAGTAGTAGTCTTGGTAAATATTTGTCTGCTGGTACTTCTACCACTTTAGCTCTTGGTGCTGGTAATTTTACAATTGAAACTTGGGTATATCCAACAGCATGGAATGCTCTTACGAGTTGTATATGGGATTACAGAACTAATGGTGGTGTTGTTTCTAATACACCCTGTTTATTTTTATCAACATCAGGAGTTCCTCAATTTTCAATAACCGCTGGATCTATAGCAATAAATGGTAGCAGTGGTCTTACATTAAATTCATGGCATCATTTAGCAGTAGTTAGAAGCGGAACTACTATAACTATGTATTTGAATGGAGCTAGCGTAGGTACTGTAACAAACAGCGCTACTTTTCTTAATCAAACGTTTGCTATAAACAATCCACAAACTGGATTTAACTACGCCCAAGCTGGATATTTTAGTAATTTTAGAATTGTAAAGGGCACAGCAGTATATACTTCAGCATTTAGTCCATTAGGACCGTTATCGAATATTACAAATACTGTTCTTCTTACTTGTCAAAATTCAACAATTATAGATAACGGAACAGCCGGAGGCGTTGGCTTTTCAATAACAAATAATGGCTCTTCAACGACTACTAACTCTGTTATACCTTCATTTTCTATAAAAAGACAACAGTACTCAACTGGTAGTTATCTTATTGCTGGCGTATTTGATGAACAGACAGGTATAGTTTAAACTAATAAATAGTTAAAAAATAGGTAGACAAATGGCAAAACTTCAAAGTGGAACTAGAATTTATGGTACAGCGAATGTCGATACCTCTGTTTATGTAGGTACGAGTAATAATACTACTGGTACTGGTGGTATTCTCGCGAACGTAACTACTTTGTTTATTGGTAATAACACAATTAATGCTTATATGAACTCATCTTCGTTAAGCATTAATGCTGTTACTACTGCAAATACTACGGGTGTATACACAGGCACTGTTAATGCTGCTTCTTACACAGTCGGTGCATCATTTATAGCTAACACGACTGGTGCTTATCACACAGGTACAATAAACGCTGCTTCTTATACTATTGGGTCGTCGTTTATCGCAAATTCTACACAAATAACAATACCAAACATACCACTATCAGCTAATGGTAGCGTAGGAACTTCTGGATATATATTGACTTCTAATGGTGTAACTGGCGCTCCTTATTGGTCTACGTTACCTTCTTACGCTGTCAATACTAGTGGCAATTTTACCATCGGCGGTAATTTAAATTTTAATGCAACTAACACATATTTTACGACAAATATGTATGCTAAAGCTCAGATAGTTATTGATGCTCTTGGAGATTTAATTTTCACCAACGGCTCTGGTATTCAAGCAAACGGTGTTTGGGGAACTGCAGGACAAAATTTAACTTCTGATGGTAATGGTAACGTTTATTGGTCAACAGTTTCAGGTGGTGGTGGTCTTGCAGCAACTAACCAAATTGCTTGGACTAATACTCAATCGTTTTCTAATACTATCACGTTTAACGGTGCAATTCTCAGCACGAATACAATTTCTGCTAATGGTTCTGTTGGCACTGCTACTCATGTTCTTACTTCTGGCGGCGCTGGCGCTAACGTTTACTGGGCAGCTGCTTCTGGTGGTGGTGGTGGTGGTATTGCTGCCACTGATCAAATTGCTTGGACTAATACTCAATCGTTTTCTAATACTATCACGTTTACAGGTAACGTAGTTGCTAACGCTGTAGTTTATAGTAATTTGGTAACTACTAATTCGAGCGGTGCTAACACATCATATACATATTATAATACTTCAACCAGCAGTGTAGATTTGGTGTTCATATAATGGCTTTATATAAGATTAGTAATACTGGTACTTATTATGTTGATAACAAATTCGGTTCGCTTGACGAATACACTGGAATATCGAACACATATAGTTTGCAGTATACAGGAGCAGCAGGTGTGTATTCGACAATCGTCGGCTCACTAACTGCGATTGGCACTTTACCATACACTATTGAAGGTTGGTTTTATACTACAAATACTACCACTATTGCTGGTCAAACTATACTAGATTATACTGGCGCAGCACCAACTATACAGTTAAATACGGTTGGTGTAGCAGGTAATACACAACTTAGAGTTGTTCTTAATGGTACACAGGTAATGATAGGTCCCTCTATCATTCAACAAAATAATTGGTATCATTTTGCTCTCGTGAGAGATCAGCTGGCAAACAATGTGACTGAAACTCAACACAATTTAAAATTATATTTAAATGGGTATTTAGAAAATTCGAATGCGGACGCCCTTACTTACACAGCTACAGCTAGTAGACCAATAGTTGGTCAAGTTGCAGCGTTCAGTGCTGGATTTGTTGGATATCTTTCTAATTTAAGACACCTTCATGGTATGGCATTATATACATCTAGGCATGTTTCTAACGCTCAACCAACAGCAGTAACCCATTCTAATTCTAAAAGATGTTTTGTTGTTCCAAGAAGAGAATTAGGTGTAATTAGTTCGAATACACAATATTTAGTAGCAGCTTCTGCTAACGTTAGTTTTGATAAGGTTGGTGGTACACTAACAGCTGTTGGCGCTGTAGTCAGTAGCAATACCGTTGTTCCATTTTCTCCACAACCTACACCATACGCTGCTAAAAAACGATATGCTAATGGTAAATTACGTGTTGAATCATTAAATGAAGTTGATCTTAATTCATCATATCAAGGTAGTTTATATTTTAGTGGTACAACTATTTTTCGTGTTTGTTTAAACAACATACCTATACTACGACCAAAAAATGATAATTTTTCATTAGAATGTTGGATATATCCAACAGTTTTGCCAACGGGTGGCGTTACGGCTGGTATCGTTTCAGCGTTTTATGATACGGCTGAAACGTTAGTAAGTGCCACTAGAGGACCATTTTATTGGTATATCCAAAATGTGGCAGGTACTCTTCAAATAGCATTTACTGCAGTTATTAGTACAGTTGAACAAACTTTTGCTGCTAACTTTGCATTTAGTATCAATACGTGGTATCATATGGTAGTTTCTAGAAACGGAACTACCATTGATCTTTTCATTAATGGAGCTAAAATTACTACTGGTACTTTGACTGGTTCTGGCACGTTGGAAGCTTCCAATGCTCGATATTTTATGATTGGTGGTAGAACTGCTACGAGCGCTATTACGAATTCATTTACTGGCAATATTTCAAATCTTAGATATGTTAGGGGTCGCACGCTTTATTCAGCTGCATCATATACAACTCCAAATGCTCCACCTGAGAATGTGTATGGTACTATAATGTTATTAAATACTAACTATAATGCCGCTAATACATTGGTGGCTTTTGAAGATTCTGCCATTAATTCTAAACTTTCTTTTACTGGTCCAGATCAATCAGCAACTGCTCTAACCTCAAGAGCAACAGCAAATACTACGCATCCACCTTTCAATACAGGTAATTATGTTAAAGTAACAAGTAATGGTAATTTAAGTGTTACTGGAAGTTTTAATGATAAAACTTATGGTGGCCCTGCGCATAGCTTATTGTTTACCAAAAGCACAGGTAGATTTTTATTCTATAATCCAAAAAGTCTTCGCGCCGCTAATGGTATTTGTAATACTGCTCCTACTAGTTTAGACCAAGGTTATGGCCAATATCCAGGCCAGTCAACAATTGAACAGGTATTGTTTTCTGATAATAATGATATATTGTATAATTTTACTGTTGAGTGTTGGGTAAGATTAAACACAACAGGTATTACTCAATATATTTTAGATTTTAAAAATCCAATGGCTCCAGCAGCGAATGGTCTATCTTGGTCAGGTATTTTAGATAGACTTTCTCCACCATCATTGTATATCGGTTCTGATAATAAAGTTGTATGGAATTCTTCGAATATTCTATCACTTACTTCTACTAATGCATTATCAATTAACACATGGTATCATTTGTGTTATATGAGAAGGTATATTACGTCATCAGCTGATACTAATTCTTATCTATTCATTAATGGTGTATTAGCTTCTGGTGCTACTGCTACAGACAGTACTTACTATGGCGTAAGAAATCCAGGAGCTGTGTTTATTGGCGCTGCAGCAGATCTTGGTGATGGTCTTGGAACTACTAATCATTTTGATGGATATATTTCAAATCTTCGTATTTCGGGAGGGTTAATATACAGTACTACTGGATTTACTCCTCCAACATCAACGCTTTCAAGTTCGCCAACTACAGTGTTATTAACTTGTCATGCCGCTACTATTTGCGATAGTTCGCCAAACGAATATCAAATGCTCAGTACTACACCTAGTGGTCAAAATGCTGCAATATTTTTTTCTGATGGTAGATCTTATGGTCGTGGTGCTTCAGGCACTGGTACTGTTAACCTTGGTTCAAATGTTTATCCATATGGCAATAGTTATACTACGTTCACTTGGACGTGTCCAGCCGATGTTAGTAACGTAAGCATCCTTTGTATTGGCGGCGGTGGTTGTGGTGGTCAAAGTAGACCAGCTGGTGGTGATAGTTGGTTTGATAATAACACAGTCGTTAATGGCGGTGGTGGTAATTCTGATCAAAATTTGGCTGCAGGAGGCGGTGGTACTTTTGTAGGTGATGGTGGAGGTCGTGGAGGTGTAGCAGCTGCTTCACAATCTCCTGGTGGAGGAGGAGCTGGTGGTTATTCAGCTAATGGTGGTACTGGTCAAAGTTATCTTGGAACTGCAGCAACTGCAGGAGCTGGTGGAGCTGGAGGCGGTGGTGGCTCTAGCGTCGCGCCAGCTTATAATTCTGCTGGTGGTGGAGGCGTTGGTATTTATGGAACCGGATCTAACGGTACTGCAGGCGCTCGAGTAACTGTTGGTTCGAGCGGATCACTTATCTCGCCAGGAGGTGGTGGTTCATACTCTAACGTTGGTTATCCATATATGGGAGCTGGTGGTGGTTTAGACGCTCCTATTCTTCTTGGATCTAATACTTCTACTCGAGGTGGTGGATATGGCGGTGGAGGCGGTGGGGGCGTTACCAATGGTGGTGGTGGTGGTGGTGGATTAGGATATAAAATTACTTATAACGTAACACCATCAACGGTATATAATGTACAAGTAGGATATCCAGGTTATGTTAATACCCCCTCGAGTGCAGGAAATGGTGGTTTTGGAGTGGTGAGATTAGTTTGGCCAGCAACAGGTGCAGGCGCTCGATCGTATCCTTCTACAAACTTATTAGATATTTTAGATCCTTTCCCGCCATCTGCTATTTCTAGTACTGTAGTACCATTTTAATTATAAGGAGTAAATTATGGCAAAATTAGTTGCTTCAACTTTTGACAGTATGACAGTTTATGGTACTTTGTTACCTATTCTTGGTGGTGGGTTTGCTACTACTGCATGGCCGCTGCAAGTTGCTGCCGCGACAGGTACTTGGTATTTTCCAGCGGAATTGCAAGTTCCTGGCGCTAAATTTAAAGCAACAATGGTAGGTGGTGGGTCATCCGGGGCGTCAAGCCCAGCTCTTGCTGGATATAAAGGTAATGGCGGCACGTCTGGTTCAGTTGCTATAGCTATTATATCAGTAATTGAAAATGTTTATAGTTTAACATATACTGTTGGATCTGGTGGAGTTGGTGCCGGCGGTTTGGGCAGTGCCGGCACTGCATCATCTATCGTATATAATGCATTAACATACACAGTTGCAGGTGGCCCAACAGGCGCCAATCCCGGCACCTTACCTACTAGTCCAGGAGGAGCACAAACTTTATATTTTTTAGGATTTGCTGGCAATCAAGGTGCTTCTGGTGGTAGTTTTGCTACAGCAGGGCCAAATCTACCATCATGTTTTGGAGGCGATACTCCTATGGGTTGGGGAACAGCTGGTAGAGATGGGTCTGGAGCAGCTTCTCATGTTGGGGTTGCTGGTAGAGGATTTGGTTCGGGAGGATCTGGAGGTTCTAATGCCTCCTCCGCCGTCGCCAATGTGGGTGGGAATGGGGCTGGCGGTCTAATATTAATTGAATGGTAGGAGTATCTAATGCCAACTGAATTATTACAAACAAGAATTTTCGGGAATGCCATTGGAAATGCTAATTCTGCTATAACTGCAAAAGCAAATAGTGGTTTTAGTAATATGGTGGTACTCACTAATGGTGGTATATCGGCAACGAGAGTATGGGAATTCCCGTTAGCACTTCGAGTCCCTGATGCTAAATTTAAAGTAACCATATTAGGCGCTGGTGGTCAAGGTGGTGGTTGCAACGTCGCCGGACGAGTTGCAACAGGAGCAGGTGGTGGCGCTGGTGGTCTTTTAATGGTTTGGTTTCATGTTTTACAAGGATGCTACCAATTACAGTATATTGTTGGCGTCGGAGGTACCACGGGCACATTAACCACTGCTGGTCAAAATGGTTCCAATACATCTTTGTGGTATTGGAACGGTTCTTACGGAAGTACGGCTGATTACATTGGTAATGGTGGAACTGGCGGAGGGCTTTCAACTAATGTTTCAACAAGCATCGTTGGTGGAGCAGGTGGTGGCACCAACGTTCCTTCAGGTACTGTTTTTCGTTATCAAGCGAGATATCTTGCAATTCCTGGCGGTAATGGTGGTGGAGGAGGAGTTCAAGCTACTAATTATAGCAATGACGCTTGTGGTGCTCATGCGCCCCTTGGATTAGGGCAAGGCGGTCCAAATACCACTGCTAGTGCAGCAGGTTCTGCAGCAACTGGTTATGGCGCTGGTGGTGGAGGCGCTACCAATGGAGCTGGTGGGGCTGGTGGTGATGGTCTTATAATTATTGAATATTGAGAGGGAGATGGTAAAATGGCAACATTAAAAGACGCTAGAGTGCACGGTAATTTAAGAATAGATGGAACTGTAACAGCTGCTGTAGGAACAGGCTTTAGTAATTATCTTACAGTTTCAACAGCTTCTTCGGGTACATTCAATTTACCTGCAGCTTTGCAAACAGTAGGCGCTAGATTTAAAATAACAGTTCTCGGTGGTGGTGGCGCTGGTGGTGGAACTGCTGGGTCGGGATATCCTCGAGCGGGAGGTGGCGGAGGTTCTGGTGGGTTAGGTATAGCATACATAAGTTATGTTTCTGGTCAAAATTCTTTATCATACACAGTTGGAGCTGGTGGAACAGGCGTATCAGGTAGCAATGGTAACGCTGGTGGTAATACTGTAGTTACATATAACAGTTTAACGTATATCGCTGTTGGAGGATCTGGTGGTCCGCGAGATCCTGTATCAGGTGGGCAAACGGTCGCTGGAGGAGCTATGGGTGGTACTGCTGGGACTGGAACTATGACACTTAGTATTTCTGGTGGTAGAGGTATGGTTGGTATATCCCTGGCTGGCAACCAAGCTACTACTTCTGTAGGCGGTCGAGCGCCACTTGGGTTAAGTGGAGGATCTGCTGGTATATCCTATGGAAACGTACCAGGCGCTCCAGCAACAGGGTTTGGTGGCGGAGGCGGTGGCGCTATGGGTGGTGGTGGTCCAACATTTCCAGCAACAACAGGAGGTGCTGGGACTGTAGGTCTTCTTATTATTGAATATTAATTAACCAGGTAATTTGTATAAATAAAAGAAAAACCAACAAGGGGATAGTGAACCATGGCAGATAAAGATTTCGTAGTCAAGAATGGCTTAGTAGTTAACTCAAGTCTTTTGATTGCTGATTCAGCTACCCTCCGAGTTGGCATCAACAATTTATCCCCCGATGCTACTCTCGCCGTTACTGGTACTGCAAACGTAGTAGGTAACGTTGCGATAATCGGCAATTCCGTATTTACCGGTACTGCTAATATCAGCGGTAATACTACTATTACTGGTACTGCAAACGTAACAGGTAACGCTTACTTCCTAACCAACATCGCCGTAAACGCCAACGTTCTATTGACGAATACTCAGTTAAGTATTGGTAATACTACGAGTAATGCTAGTGTAAATTCTACTACAATTTTTATCGGTAATACTAGCGTTAATGCAACTATTAATACAACATCATTTAATCGCACTGCCAATAATGCATTATATCTTGGTGGTACTATCGCCGCTGCCTATGTAGCTAATTCTGGCGATTATACTATTTCTGGTATACATACGTATATCGCTAATATAGTATTGGGTAATACTACTACGTTTGTTGGTGTTGCTGCTAATGGTACTTATGGCAATCCAACTAATATCTTAACATCAAACGGTTCGGCTGTTTTCTGGGGAACTGTTCCCTCTGGCGCTAATACTGCAGGTGGTACTGGCGCTATACAGTATTATAATGGCACTGGTCTTGGTTCTAACTCTGGATTTACTTTCGCTGTTGCTAGTAATACACTATCAGTAGCTAACTCATTAACTCTTGGAACAGCTGCTGGGTCAGGATTTATTCTATCGATTGGTAATAGTTCAGTCAATTCTACAATAAATTCCACTTCGTTTACTGGAATTGCTTATACAGCAAACAATTCATTAAATCTTGGTGGTACTATTGCTGCAAACTATTTAACTAATACTGGCACGTTTACTATTTCTGGTACGCATACCCATACTAATCCTGTTATTATGAACGGCGCTGTTACTATTGCCAATACCTTAACTCTCAACAACGGTTCTGTTGGCACAGCTGGACAAGTATTACTTTCTCAAGGTCCTGGTGTAAACGTAGCATGGGGCGCTTCAGTAAACGTTGATGCAACATATACTTTCACTAACTCTATAACAGTTGCAGCTACTGGTACCACCACATTGAATGGTCCTGTTGTTATAGCTAATAGCGTTTCAGCTAATGGTAGAATTGGTGATGCTACACAGGTGCTTATTTCTGGCGGCGCTGGCGCGAATGCTTACTGGGGTTCACAAAAAGATGCTAATACTTCTGGTGGTACTGGTGCTCTCCAATACTATAATGGTACTACGTTTGGTTCTAATATTGGTTTGTCTTTTTCTGCAAGCTCTAACACGCTAACTGTGTCTAATACTTTAACTTTAGGTAACAGTAGTGTATCTGCAACAATTAACTCCACATCATATACTGGTAAAGCGGCTACTGTAACAACATTAACATCTGGACAAATTACTACTGCTCTTGGATTTACTCCTGGCACTGTTACTTCTGTTACAAATGCTGTGAGCACTCCAATAACTGTGACAGGTGGAACTTCTGCTGCTGTTCTTACTATGACGGCTACTAATAGTACATCAAATGGATTTTTAACAAGTACTGACTGGACTACTTTTAACTCTAAAGGCTCTGGCACTGTTACTTCTGTTACGAATGCTACTGGTACTCCAATAACTGTCACAACAGGTACAACTGCTGCTGTTCTTACTATGGCTGCAGCTACTAGTTCAGTAAATGGATATTTAACAAGTACTGATTGGACTACTTTTAACGGTAAAGGCTCTGGTACTGTTACTTCTGTTTCAAATGCTGTGGGCACTCCAATAACTGTAACTGGAGGTACAGGTGCTGCTGTTCTTACTATGGCAGCTGCTACTGGTTCCGTACCTGGGTATCTTACAGCTACTGACTGGACTACTTTTAACGGTAAAGGCTCTGGTACTGTTACTTCTGTTACGAATGCAGTTGGTACTCCAATAACAGTTACAGGAGGCACTGGCGCTGCTGTTCTTACTATGGCAGCTGCTACTGGTTCCGTACCTGGTTATCTTACTGCAGCGGACTGGACTACATTTAACGGTAAAGTAAGCAGTGCTACACTAGCGTCTTATGCTCCGTTAGCTTCACCAACATTTACTGGTACACCAACAGTTCCTGGCTACGTTACTACTGCTACTGCGTCATCAACTTACGCACCATTAGCTTCTCCAACATTTACTGGTACACCAACAGTTCCTGGCTACGTTACTACTGCTACTGCGTCATCAACTTACGCACCATTAGCTTCTCCAACATTTACTGGTACACCAACAGTTCCTGGTTATTTGACTACTGCTACTGCGTCATCAACTTACGCTACTACTGCTTCATTATCTAGTTACGCTTTAAAGGCAGATGTACATTATATTGGTACAACATCGGTAGCATTAAACAGAGCGAGTTTAGCGCAATCTTTAACTGGCGTTTCTATCGATGGTAGTGCAGGTAGTGCTACTGGCAGTGCAGCAACATTCACTAGTACTACTCAAAATTCTCAATTTAATTCGATTGGTATAGGTACTGCTGCCTCAGCTACAGCTGGTGAAATTAGAGCAACAAATAATATCACCGCTTACTATTCAGATGATAGACTTAAAACACGATTTAATAATATCGAAAATGCTCTGGCGAAGGTACAATCTCTTTCAGGTTTCCATTATGAGGCAAACGAATTAGCACAATCTCTCGGTTATAAAGTTATACCAGAAGTAGGTGTTTCAGCTCAGGAAGTTCATGCTATAATGCCAGAAGTTGTAGCTCCTGCTCCTATCGATGAAAAATACTTAACAGTAAGATATGAAAGATTAGTACCTCTGTTAATAGAAGCTATCAAAGAGCTTAAAAAAGAAATTGATGAACTGAAGAGTAACAAATAATGGCACTTAATAGTACTGGTCCTATAAGTCTTGGCGGCGCTACTACAGGTCAATCTATTAATTTAGAATTGAGAGTTGCTGCTACTACACAAATAAGTTTAAATGACGCAACTGTAAGATTTTTATTAGGTGCATCATCTGGTGCTATATCTTTAAGTAATGCTTATGGTAAAACGAATGGAACTCCTGTTGTAATTACCAGCAATTTTAAGAGTGTCGCAAGTAATGGCACTAATATACTAGTAGCAGTTGGTGATGGTGCAGCTATCGTAAGATCTTCAGATGGCGGTTCGACTTGGATTGTCACATCCCCTCCTTCGGGAGTTACAGCAAATTTAGTTCGTGTAAAATATTTTAATGGATATTTTATTGCTGTTGGACCTGCAACGATGATTTATTCTACCGATAATGGTGTAACATGGACTAAGAACACTAGCGTTACTGCAGGTATTATAAATGCAGTATCTTACGATTCAGTTGCGGGTCGATATATTGTTGCTGGATACAGCACCAGTACAGGCACAGGAGGAGTTAGTACAGTTATATTTTGTACTACTGTAGAGGGAACTTGGGCGACATTATTTAATGCATCTTCTGCTGGTTTGACTGCATATGTAGGAGCAAACTTAGCAATAGGTGGCATTATAAATGATTATGCTTATAACGCCACTTATGGTAGACATATACTAATAACAAGTACAGGGCAACATTGTCAAAATGCACAACAAGGTGCTGGTGGATATTGGTCTCTTTGCAACACCTCTGGTGTTGGTAACGTTGGTACTGTAGCAAATTGTACTAGAATGGCATTTTCTTTAACTCGTTTAAGTGGTATAGCAGTTGGTACACAAATACGCTTGGTGACTATAACTTACAGTCAATCAGGAGTGTACAATGGTGTAACATACAGTTCACCTACTCTTTATGGCGTAAAAGAATTAGATGCAACAAATTTTGTTGGTGTTGGAACTAACGGAGCTTTATATACTGTAGATTCAACGGTTACCGTACCGCAATATTTTACTATTAACAATTACAGTATTTCTGGGTTTACACAAACTCTTTATGAGATTGATGGTAATAGCACTTATGGTTATGTAGCAGTAGGAACTAATGGTACTCTTATACGTTCAACCAATTATTTAAGTGGAACTTGGACAGCAGCAGCAACATATACTATTCCATAAACTGTCAGAAATCTATAAACTAAATATTCTTTATAACAAATAGGATAAACCATGGCAATTCCAGCAACAAGAGCAGATTTCAAAGAATACTGCCTTCGCAAATTAGGTAAGCCAGTTATTGAAATTAACGTAGACGACGATCAGGTAGATGATCGTGTCGACGAAGCATTGCTATATTTTGCCGACTATCATTTCGACGGCACCGAAAAAGTATATTTCAAATACCAGATAACTGATACAGATAAGACCAACAAATATTTCACACTACCAGACAATATCATTGGTGCTGTTAACATATTCCCTATCGGTCAGGGTCTCAATACTAACAATCTATTCAATATCCGATATCAAATTGCTTTGAACGATCTTTACACTCTTACTTCAGTATCGATGGTACCATACTACATGGCACTCTCGCACGTGCAGTTCCTAGAGCAAATGCTTGTTGGTCAGCAGCCTATTCGTTATAATCGTCACGTTAATAGATTCTATATTGATACTGATTGGAAAATTATCAATACAGGTGATTTCGTTATTGTTGAAGCATATGAAGTTGTTGAGCCAAATACGTTTACCAAAACATGGGGCGACCGTTGGTTAGCTCGTTATGCTTCTGCTCTTATTAAACAGCAGTGGGGTTCTAATCTTAAAAAATATCAGGGTATGCAGCTTCCTGGTGGTTTAACATTTAACGGTCAACAAATTTATAATGAAGCTACAGAAGAACGTAAAGAGCTTGAAGCTGAAATGATTTCGAGTTACAGCCTTCCAATTACAGACATGATTGGTTAACATATGGCAACCAATTTTTTCTTCAATAATTTTAAATCTACTGGCGAGCAAACTTTACTTGAAAATTTAATTATCGAAGCTATCAAAATATATGGCGAAGATATGATTTATCTCCCACGTAAAATTGGGAATTACGATAAGTTATTGACAGCCGACGATCAGTCTGTTTATGATACAGCATATGAAGTCGAAATGTATATCAAATCGGTAAATGGATTTACTGGCGATGGCAACTTTATGTCTAAATTTGGTCTTGAGATCAGAGATCAGGTTACGTTCTCTGTCGCTCAAAGAGTGTTCAATTCAGAGGTGGCTGCGTACACTACACAGTCAAGACCAAACGAAGGCGATATCGTTTATTTCCCATTAAACAAAAAAGTATTTCAAATTAAATCAGTAAGCAAACTTGAGATGTTCTATCAGTTAGGCGGCTTACAGACATGGGAATTGACTTGCGAATTGTTTGATTACAGTGATGAACAGTTTAACACTGGTATACCTGATATCGATATTATCCAAACTAAGTTCTCAACTAACATACTTGATTATTCTATCACGGACGAAGAAGGTAATTACCTACTTGACGAAAATGAAAATTTCGTTGTTGTCGAGAAATTTGATTTTGAAGGCAATGTTGCTGGTGCAGTAAACGATACACTAAATGATGGCACGGCTAATTTCCCATCAGGTTCTAGTAGCTTTATCGACTTTACTGTCGTCGATCCGTTCAGCGAAGGCGTTGTATAATGTTCAATCAAGTATATTACTTTTCTACAATTAGAAAATATGTGACGTTGTTTGGTACTCTATTCGATACTATCAGTATTGTCAGAACAGACGGTACTGGCCACATGACACAGTTCATCAAAGTGCCTATCACATACAGCCCAAAAGAAAAAATGCTCGCTCGCGTAGGCGCTGATCCTGATCTAGATCGTCAAACAGCGACACCTACTCTGCCAATTATGGCTTTCGAAATGACTGACATTAGATATGATCCTTCTAGAAAGCTAGGAACAGTTAAACGAATCGCTGTATCAAAACCTACAGATCCTGAAGTATTGAAATATCAGTTTACACCTGTTCCGTATAATTTCGGTTTCAGGCTTCACGTTATGGTAAAGAACGCCGAAGACGGTACGAAAATTATTGAGCAGATCCTTCCTTACTTTACTCCTGACTGGACAACTACTGTTCATCTTATTCCTGAAATGGAAGTAACGATGGAAATTCCTGTCGTGTTAGATTCTATCACACAGGACGATGTTTACGAGGGTAATTGGCAAGACCGTAGATCTCTAACATGGACTCTTGATTTCACACTCAAAGGTTATATCTACGGACCTGTTAAAACAGGTAAGATCATTAAATTTGCCAACAGTGTATTCTATACGCCACAGGGCGCTGCTGATGGTGAATTATATAAATACGTTGGTAATACAAGTCCTGTTGCTTATCTTCAAACACAACCTGGATTAACATCAGAAGGCAAACCAACATCTAATGCTGCTTTATCTATTGACCCTCATTTGATTACTGCTACTACTGATTATGGCTATGTATCAAACAACACTAACGTGGTACCATGACAACTGGAAATAACAATCCGATATATAATGCTTTGAATTTAACACCTATTAATGATCCTGTTAAAGCAATAGTAGCCAAAGCGCATGATGATTCTGCTAAGAGCGACTTCGAAATGGCTCGTGGTAATATTCATGAAGTAATCCAAAATGGCTCTTATGCTATTGAAAAGTTAGCTCAGATAGCAGACTCAAGTCAACATCCAAGAGCATTCGAAGTATTAGCTAAACTAATGGACACTATGCTCCAGGCTAACAAAGATCTTATGGAGCTACAAAAACAAATCCGTGAGATCAGCGCCGCTGACGCCCCATCTAATGAACATGCTCAACAGGTAACTAATAACCTTTTTGTTGGTTCTACAGCAGATCTTCAGAAAGTTATCGAGGATATGAAGAATGGTGGACCTAAGTAAGCTCAAAGGTTATAACGGTAACAAAAACCTTAAGCGATCAAATCAATCTATTGAATGGACTCCTGACTTAGTTAGCGAGTACATTAAGTGTTCAGAAGATCCGATATACTTTATCGAATCTCATATGAAAATTATTAACATCAACAAGGGTTTGGTGAGTTTCAAGCTTTATGACTATCAAAAAGAGATGGTCTTGGCTATGAAAGAAAACCGTTTCAACGTTATTGCTACTGCTCGTCAGGCTGGTAAGTCTACTGTAACTTGCGGATTTATCCTTTGGTATATTATTTTTCATGCTGATAAAACTGTTGCTCTTCTTGCTAACAAGGGCGAAACTGCAAGAGAAATTCTCGGGCGTGTGCAGCTGGCGTACGAGCATCTGCCTCGTTGGCTGCAGCATGGTGTTAAAGAGTGGAACAAAGGTTCATTCGAACTTGAAAACAACAGCCGTGTTATCGCTACTGCAACATCTGCCTCTGCTATCCGTGGTTACTCTATCAACCTACTGTTTATCGACGAAGCAGCGTTTATTGAAAACTGGGATACGTTCTTCACCTCTGTCTATCCTACTATTTCGTCAGGCGAAGAATCTAAAATTATCCTTGTGTCTACACCAAACGGATTAAACCACTTCTATTCTATTTGGGTTAACGCTAGAGAAAATCGAAATGGTTACAAACCTATTCAGGTTATGTGGGACGCCGTTCCTGGTCGTGATGAAAAATGGAAAACAGATACACTCGCTTCTATGAACTTCGATACTGAGAAATTCCAGCAAGAATACTGTGTTGAGTTTATGGGTAGCTCGGGTACGCTTATCGCTGGTTGGAAACTAAAAGAGTTAGTTCATCAAACGCCAGTAAACACCAAAGATGGTCTATCAGTTTATTGTAGCCCAATAGCAGGTCACAGATATGGTATTGTTGTTGACGTATCTGAAGGTAGAGCTTTAGACTATTCAGCTTTCCATGTTCTTGATGTTTCACAAATGCCATATCAGCAAGTATGTGTTTATCGAAACAACTTAATTACACCATTAGATTATGCTGAAGTTGTCCATCGTATTGCTATTGCATACAACAAAGCGCCAGTACTAGTCGAAGTCAATAACATGGGTGCTCAAGTAAGTCATTCATTACATTATGATTTCGAGTATGACAATATTCTATTTACTGAAAACAATGGTAGAAACGGCAAGAAAATTAGTTCTGGTTTCGGTACAGCTGTTGACATGGGCGTAAGAACTACGGTTCCTGTTAAAGCAAACGGTTGCTCTTTGTTGAAACTATTGATTGAACAGAACCAGCTTATCATTAATGATTTTCATACCATTGAAGAATTAGCTAGATTTTCGAAAAAAGGCAAGAGCTATGAAGCCGAAGAAGGCGCTCATGATGACCTTGTGATGGGATTGGTGTTATTTGGATGGTTATCAGAGCAGCAATACTTCAAAGATTATACTGATATAAATACGCTTATGAGATTACGAGATAAAACTGACGAAGAGATTATGCAAGATTTGTCTCCTTTTGGGTTCGTAGATGATGGTAGAGGCGATGATATACAAGAAGTTATAGATTTAACTCCTCGTGGAAATTGGTTGTCAGATTTAAAAGACGGATATTTATAAATAATTCAGACAAATTACCTTATCTTTTTTCCATGGAAGGAGAAATAAAATGCCATTTCAACTAAGTCCAGGTGTAAATGTTTCCGAAATCGACCTAACAGGTATTGTACCTGCAGTTGCTACCAGCGATGGTGCTATTGCTGGTGTGTTCAACTGGGGTCCAATCGGCACAAGACAATTGATCGATACAGAAACAAAACTAGTAAGCACATTCGGCAAGCCAACTTCAAACAATGCTGAAACTTGGTTTACTGCTGCAAATTTCCTTTCCTACGGTAATCGTCTTTACGTAACTCGTGTTGCTAATACTACTGCTGAAGCGAACGCAACTTTGTCCGCTGTTGCCGGACCTGCATTAGTTGGAGATGTTGATGATATGACAGCGCAAGTTGTTAAAAACAACGAAGATTATGCAACTAAAACCTTTGATGCTAACGTTTATTTCGTAGCTAGATATGCAGGCTCTGTCGGCAATTCGCTGAAAATTTCCATTTGTGATAACGCTGATGGATTTTCGAAAATATTGTATATGAATGGTTTAGAAGACGTTTCACAAGTTGTTGACGTTGTTGCGAACCTTTCTATCAGCGTTGGTAGTTCTAGTGGCCTTCTATCAGTTATTCCAGGTGGCGGTGGTACTGCAGGTGACGCTGACGATTATGGTATATACTTAGAACAGTATATCACTCCTGGCGATTCATTAGTAGTAGGTAACGGATCTATTGGCACTCAAAACCTTCGTATTTCTTCTCTTGGAAGTTACGTTGCTAACTCAACAGGTGCGTTTTTACCTATTAATTTCGATACTACTTATAGACTTTCAACAGATTTTAGCACAAGCGATACAGTAAATTCTACTATTAGCCGTATTTGGAACAATAGCACTTACGTAGAAAATAGCCCAACAACTTCTGACTATCAAAATAACTTTGGTAATTCTTCTGTTATTGACACAATGCACGTTGTAGTTACTGACGAAAGAGGTTTGTTTACTGGAGTTCCAGGTACAGTTCTTGAAGTATATAACGGTGTATCGCGTGCTACTGATGCTAAGACTGTCGGTGGAGCAATTAATTATTACAAACAAGTAATTAATCAAACGTCAAAATATATCTGGGTAGCGAGCGATTTACCTGGTATTAACTCTAACACCGCTGCAAATCTTACAGATTCAGATAATACAACTACAACAATTTATGATTTTATTGGCGGTCAAGATGGTGTTTCTGAATCATCAATTTCATTAGGTACAGTAGCCGCTGGTTATGATCTATACAAATCAGCTGAAGATGTTGACGTTTCTCTTATCCTTCAGGGTAAGCCAATCGGATCTGGCGGAACATATCAGCTAGCTAACTACATTATCGACAATATCTGCGAAACTCGTAAGGACTGTATCGTTCTTGTTTCTCCAGAAGATTCTGTAGTAATAACTAATGCTGGTAACGAAGCACTTAAGCTTGTTGAATGGAGAAATAATATCCATGATTCTTCATACGCTGTTCTCGATTCTGGTTATAAGTATCAGTATGATCGTTATAACGACGTATACCGTTATATCCCAGCAAATGGCGACGTAGCTGGTCTTTGTGCTCGTACCGATAGCGTTCGTGATCCATGGTGGTCTCCAGCTGGTTTCAATCGTGGTCAGCTTAAAAATCTTGTTAAGCTTCGTTGGAATCCAAAACAGGCTGATAGAGATATTCTTTACAAGAATAGCATCAACCCACTTGTTTCATTCCCAGGTCAGGGTACTGTGCTTTACGGTGATAAGACACTTCAGTCTAAGCCATCAGCATTCGATCGCATTAACGTTCGTCGCCTATTCATTGTTCTTGAAAAGGCTATCGCTACTGCTTCTAAGTTCTTCTTGTTCGAGTTCAATGACGAATTTACTCGTGCACAGTTTAAGAGCCTTGTGACACCTTATCTCCGCGACATTCAGGGTCGTCGTGGTATTACTGACTTCCTCGTTGTTTGCGATGGAACTAATAATACTGGCGAAAGAATTGATCGTAACGAATTCTGGGGCGATATCTACATCAAGCCAGCCCGTTCTATCAACTTCATTCAGCTCAATTTCGTTGCTGTAAGAACTGGTGTTCAATTCTCTGAAATTGTCGGCAAGTTTTAATAAATAAATTAAAATCCATTAAGGAGAAAAAAGATGGCATCAGGATTTAATATTAGCACTTTCAAAACAAGAGGTCTTGTTTATGGTGGTGCTCGTCCTACACTTTTCGAAGTGTATATCACACCGCCTGCAGGTATTGGGGCAGATCAGGATTCGTCTGACAAGTTTCGTTTCACTTGTCGTGCGACTTCTCTACCAGCTGCAACTATCCAGTCTATTGACGTTGGTTACTTCGGTCGTAAGATCAAGGTACAGGGCGATAGAACTTTTGCTGACTGGCAGGTAACAGTAATGAACGACGAGGATTTCCTTGTTCGTTCTATGTTTGAGAAGTGGTCAAACGCTCTTAACAGATTGGAATCAAACATTCGCGATCCCAATTTTACTGAATCAGAAAATTCATATAAGTCTGATATGGATGTTATTCAATACGGTAAGGCTGGTGATTTAATTCGTCAATATACTATCATTGGCGCATTCCCAACAGACGTTTCTGACATTGCTCTAGATTGGGATACAACTAACCAAATTGAAACATTCACTGTAAGATTTGCCTACGACTACTGGCTCCCAACAGTTGAAGAAGTTAATGCTTATCTCGGCGACGCTGTAAGCCCATCTTCAACTTAATCTATATAGTTAGTAGCCTCTTGAATTAGTTTGTTATTTTAAAGAGGGGCAGGTTCCTTAGCCCCTCTTTTCATTTGAAGGAAAAGAAATGAATCTATTCGGTTTCGAATTTAAACGTAAGGTAGACTTAGATGTTGCGCCGTCGTTTGCTCCAAAAGAGCATGATGATGGCGCAGTAGTCGTTGCTGCAGGTGGTAGTTTTGGTACATATGTCGACCTTGATGGTACAGTAAGAACAGAAGCTGAATTAGTTACTAAGTATCGCGAAATGGCACTTCAGCCAGAAGTCGATGCTGCTGTTGATGAAATCGTTAATGAAATGGTAAGTCTTGACGAAAAAGACTTAGTCGAAATTAAATTAGATAACCTAACAGCTATTCCAGAATCAATTAAAAAGAAAATTCGCGAAGAGTTTGAGAACTGTTTAACTATTCTCGACTTCCGTAAACATGCATATGAAATCATGCGCCGTTGGTATATTGATGGTCGTTTGTACTACCATGTTATTATCGACGAAGAAGATACTAAAAACGGTATCAAAGAAATTCGTTACGTCGATCCTCGTAAGATTCGTAAGGTTCGCGAAATTGCCAAGCGTAGAGCCAAAGGCGGCGAGCATGGTGAAGCTGTTATTCCAAAAACACAGAACGAATACTATATTTTTAATGACAAGGGATTTAACTACGGCAACAAAAATACTGGACCTTCCACGACTGGTCTTCGTATCGCCAAGGACTCTATCCTACATGTTACTTCAGGATTATCTGATACACAGGGAACTATGGTTCTCTCGTACATGCACAAAGCTATTAAGTCTCTCAATCAGCTACGTACACTCGAAGACGCTCTTGTTATCTATCGTCTCGCACGTGCACCTGAGCGTCGTATTTGGTATATCGACGTAGGTAATCTACCTAAGATGAAAGCAGAACAATACGTTCGCGATATCATGGTTAAGCATAAGAATCGTTTGATTTACGATGCTGACTCTGGTGCCATTCGCGACGACCGCAAATTTATGACGATGCTAGAAGACTACTGGCTACCACGTCGTGAAGGTGGTAAAGGTACGGAGGTTACTACCTTACCTGGCGGTCAAACTCTTGGACAAATGGACGATGTTCTTTACTTCCAAAAGAAAATGCTCCAGACACTTAACGTACCAGTAAACCGTCTTAATTCAGATGCACTGTTCTCGCTCGGGCGAGCTACTGAAGTAAGTCGCGACGAATTAAAGTTCAGCCGTTTTATTGGTCGCCTACGTGGTCGTTTCTCACATCTATTCCTAAACCTTCTCTGTAAACAAATTGTTCTTAAACAAATTATGACTATTGAAGATTGGGAAAATATTGCTGGCGAAATTCAGTTCGACTTCGCTAAAGATAACTATTTTACTGAGCTCAAGGACGGTGAAATTCTTGACAACCGTATTAATCTTGCTCGTAACTTCCAGGATATGATCGGTAAGTATTACTCGCATCAGTGGCTACGTAAGAATATTCTTCAAATGTCAGAAGATGATATTGAAGAAATGGACAAAGAAATTCAAGAGGAAACCGACTCAGCTGACCCACGTTGGATTAACCCAGCGATCCTACAGAACGAAATGGGCGAACAGCAAATGGAACAGGGTCAGGCTCAGATGCAACAGCAACAGCAGCAAGACACAGACCAGAAAGCTGCCGCTGGTGATGCTCAGGTAGCGGTAGACCCTAAGCACGATGAAAACGTTAGAAAAATGCAAACAGCAAAAGCAACATATGATTTGCTAGCACAAAAGAAAAACAGAACACTTAGTGATGAGTCCAAATTTAAATCAGCTGCTTTAATTTTGGCTAAAAATAAATAGGAGATGAACTATGGAAGAAGATAATAAATATACTTTGAATGACTTGGTTAAGTTAAGCGCCTCACAACAGCCTCTAGAATTCCAACAGGTATTTGATACTTTGATTTTAGATAAAATTCAGGCTGCTGTTGATAACAGAAAAACAGAAATTGCGCAATCTATGTTCAACAGTGCGCCAGAAGAATAAGGGTAATTAGATGGCAAAGTATCTCAAAGACGTTTTAAAAGGTAAAAACGCTAGTACCAAAAAGGTAAACGATCTTGGTGGTTACAAGCCAAAGGCTGGTGACGAAGCAGAGTTTGCCAAGCAGCACGAAATTGAAAAACACGAAGATCGTGTTGGTAATGGCGATTCCGCATACATGGCAACTAATATAAAGCCAGTTCTTCTTAAGCCAGAAGAGAAGCGTCATAAAGATGCAGGTGGCGTTTACGAATCAAAAAAAGCTGAGGATGTTTCGTGTAATCGTACAAAAGCCGGAACGAAATGTCCTATCCACGAAATGGCTGATTGTTCTTCAGTAAAAACTATTAAAGAAATGACCCCCCAGAAGTACGGCGATTACGTCAAGTCTGCTTCTGCAGATGTCGGTCATAAAAAAGCAGATGCTGCTTATGCTAGAATGTCTGGCGATGATAAGCAAGCTGATAAACTCACAAACAAAGCTCGTCAGCGTTTAGGTAATATCTATACTGCTGTTAATAAAATTACCAGAGAAGAAGTAGAAGAAATCGAAGAGCTTTCAACTGACACATATCATCGTGCCGCTAACGTAGCAGCTAAGAGAGCTATGGGTGATGCTATGGGTCGTTCTGGTCCTATCTTCAAGAAGTATGCAGCCAAGGCTAATAAGTTCCGTGATAAGGGAATGAGTCAGGAAAAGCAAGAAAAGGCTGTTAAGGAAGATATTCTCCCTGGAACTTTCGTAGAGCCATCTGAAACTGCTAAGGCTAAAGCAAAACAGGTCCAACAGAAAGATGCTGATAAGGCGATTGTAAGTAGAGCTAAAATGGGCATTACTTCAGAAGAAAGCTATACTAGAAATCTCCGTAATATTGTCAAGGAAGCAAATGCTGTAGAGCCTTTACTTCAGAGCGAAGATGCAACGGTTTCTATCCGTAATAGCGTAGCACATGTTAGAGACCGCAAGGGTAATGTAGTAGCCAAATATTCTCATGAAACTCATGGAGCTAATTGGAAAAATAAAGCACACGCTCATGCTATTAGACTCCGCGAATCCGACACACCGATAACACTTCCTGGTATGAATCAGGATAATGCATTAGGACAAACCCTATGAGCGGCGTAATTAAACCATTAGGCATATCGATAGCTTGTAATACGAGTAATATTAGTGCATATAGCAATGCTAAGTTAGTAAGATTAACTTGCACAGCAGCATTAACAGTTGCATACACTATTACATGTAAAAATGCTGATGGTGATACCAATTACAGTGTTACTATTGTTGGCGGCCAATCATTAATTTTAGAAAAAGCTCCAACGGATACTTTACAATCAAGTGATGGTGCTGGTACGAGTGTTACTGGTGTAAAGATAGCGTTTAGGAATTAAAAATGGATAACGTTGTAATTAAACCATTAACTCAATCTGAAGTATCAAATAGTACAACACACAGTACATTTGGTAACAATAAGCTTGTTAGATTTACTCATAATGGTGGTGTAGCTTCATTTCATGTACTCAGTTGCAATAAAGCTACAGTTAATGTCGTAGCTAATAGTGTTGGATTTTCTAACTCAACTAACACTATCAAAATATCATCAGCTGATACTCTTTTTGCTGTTGGTGACTATGTTATATATCGAGTGCCAACAAGTAATACAAAAATTGCTGGTATAACAACTGCTAACGCTTATTATTTTGTTAGTTTCGTCAATAGTTCATCGTTAGCTCTATCAGCTACTTCAGGTGGTGCCAATCTTGATATAACTGACGCAAGAATAACAAATCCTGGTGAAGTACACACAATTGCTTTAAATAAATATCAAATAAATTTAACTGGCGGTCAAGATATAATTTTAGAAAAAGACCCATCAGATACAATGCATTCGTCTGATATTTATGCATCCGTGTACGGCACAGCAATAGCATATAGGAATTAAAATGAAACTCATTACCGAATTAGTAGAAAGCGTAGAATATATTTCCGAAGCCAAAGAGTCTGGCGAAAAGGAACATTTTATTCACGGCATTTTTCTACAGGCTGACAGAAAAAACCGTAATGGACGCATCTATGAAATGCACGTGCTTGAGCCAGAAGTTAATCGTTATGTAACAGAAACTATTAGAAACAATAGAGCTTATGGCGAGCTTGGACATCCAGAAGGTCCGGCTATTAATCTTGATAGAGTTTCTCATATCATCATAGATTTAAAACGTGATGGTAGTAATTTTATTGGTAAAGCAAAACTTACCGAAACCCCAATGGGTAACATTGCTAAAGGTCTTTTAAAGTCTGGAGCAAATCTTGGCGTTTCTTCTCGTGCTTTGGGTTCATTACAGCCAGACCATAAAACTGGCGCTATGATGGTCCAACCTGATCTTCGTCTTGCTACTGCAGCTGACATTGTTGCTGATCCCTCAGCTCCAGATGCTTTTGTTAAAGGTATTATGGAAAACGTAGACTGGATTTATGATCCAGTAAAAGATACTTGGCACGAAGAAAAACTTGACAATATGAAGAAGCAAATTCATAATATGTCATTAAGAGAAATCGAAGAGCAGAAGCTTGCTATCTTTGAAAACTATGTTAGCTCTTTAGCTTTAAATTTAAATAAATATAAATAATTCTAAATTCCACAAGGAGACCTTACGATGTCAATTAAAAGTTTTCAAATGAAAGACCTTCTAGAGAAGGTAGCTATTGCCGAATCTAAGAAGAAAGCTGAAGAAGAAATGGAAGAAGATTTCGTAGTCGAAAAGAAGTCATCTGAAGAAGACGATCAGGAAGATGATCAGGACGACGAAGAAGATGATGAAGAAGACGAAGACAGCGACGACGAAAAGAAAGAAACTGCTAAGGTAAAGAAAATGGAAAAGGACGCTCACATGAAGGAAGACACTACTGCTGCTCTTTCTCTTAAGCCAAACGCTCGTGGTGTCGATGATCCTAAGTCAAAGATCGGCATGATCACTGCTGTTATTGGTGCTATGCATTCTATGAAGAAGGAAGACCTTACTAAGTGGTTCCATGATACACAGTCTCTTTATGGTCCTGGCAAGGATTGGGGCGTAGGCGATAAGTCTGGCGCTAATCAGTCTTCAGTAGACATGAAGGGTGGCGCTGGTCCAAAAACTAAGGATGCAATGCCAAAGCTTAAGAAGCTTTCTGTCAAGGAAGACGTTGAAGAAATGTTCGCTGGTTCTGATCTTTCTGAAGAATTCAAGGACAATGCTGCAACTCTATTCGAAGCAGCTGTTAACGCTCGTGCAATGTTTGAAATTGCTCGTCTTGAAGAAGAATATGAAGAAGCTTTTGTTGAATCTGTAACTGAAATTACTGAAGAACTTACATCTAAGCTCGATTCGTATCTTGAATACGTAACTGAGCAGTGGATGGAAGCTAACGAAGTTGCTATTGAATCAACACTTCGTAACGAACTAATGGAAGAATTTATTGGTGGTCTAAAGGGTCTATTCGCTGAACATTATATTGACGTTCCACAGGAAAAAGTTAATGTAATCGAAGCTCTTGCCGAGAAGGTAGAATCTCTCGAAGCAGCTCTTGACGAATCCATCAATGAAAACGTAGAGCTCAAGAGAACTGTAGCAGAAGTTGAAAAGGACGAAATCCTTGAAAGCCTATGTGATGGTCTTGCTCTTTCGCAGGTAGAAAAGTTCAAGGCTCTTGCAGAAGGTATTGACTTTGACGGCGACCTAGAAACTTATGGTAAGAAGCTAGCCTTCGTTAAGGAAAGCTATTTTGCTAATAAGAAGACAGTCGTTTCTACGAACATTGAAGAAGAAACTTTCGAAGGTGAAACTTCAACTAACACAGTTTCTATTGACCCAGCTGTTAATCGTTACGTGCAAGCAATTACTAAGAACGTAAAGAAATAACTTTTATAAATAACAAATAAACACCTTAAGAAAAGGAGACTAAAATGTATCTAGCTGAGGAAATTCAAAACAAGTGGGCACCGGTACTTGACCACGACGCTCTTGGAGCAATCAAGGACAATCACCGCCGCTCCGTTACAGCAGTAATGCTCGAAAATACACAGAAGGCTCTTCAGGAGTCTGCTGCTCATGGTTCTTACCAGACTCTTACTGAAACTGGTATTGCTCCTTCTGCAGTTAACCAGATGGGCGGTTCTTCGTCAACTGGTGGTACTGGTGGTATTGATACTTTCGATCCAGTATTGATCTCTCTCGTACGTCGTGCAATGCCTAACCTTATTGCTTATGATATCTGCGGCGTTCAGCCAATGACTGGTCCTACTGGACTTATCTTCGCAATGCGTTCAATGTATTCTAACCAGCAGACTAACTCAACTGGTTATGCCCTTAATCAGGGTGACGCTGTAACTCAGGAAACTTTCTATCAGGAAGTTAACACTGCGTTCTCTACTGTTGTTGGCGGCGGCAATCAGATCGGCAACAATAACGTAGGTACCTTCCCAGGTGCAACTAACACTACTCCTATGTCCAGCGCTTCCCAATATAACGCTGCTGGTGGTATGGCTACTACTGTTGCAGAAACTCTTGGTTCGAACAATGGCGGCGCTGGCGATTTCGCTCAGATGGCGTTCTCAATCGAAAAGGTAACTGTTACTGCTAAGTCCCGTGCTCTAAAGGCAGAGTACACTATGGAACTTGCTCAGGATCTTAAGGCCATTCACGGTCTTGACGCTGAAACAGAACTTGCTAACATCCTTTCTGCAGAAATTCTTTCTGAAATCAACCGTGAAGTTGTTCGTACTATCAACGTCACAGCTGTTAAGGGTGCTATGGATAACACTACTACTCAGGGCGTATTCGACCTTGACACCGACTCAAACGGTCGTTGGTCAGTTGAAAAGTTCAAGGGTCTTATGTTCCAGCTTGAAAGAGAAGCT